TTACTGTCCTTTCACTCTATTTTCGTTGATGTCGTGATATTCCTCGCAGGCTTGCAAGGTATTTTGTATCAGTGTTGCAACGGTCATCGGCCCGACGCCACCGGGAACCGGTGTAATCCAACCCGCACGCTCAACAGCGACATCAAATTCTACATCGCCGACTACTTTACCACTTTCAAGGCGGTTAATGCCGACATCAATAACGATTGCGCCGGGTTTAATCCACTCACCGGGAATAAAACCGGGTTTACCGACGGCGACCACCAATAAATCCGCATTTTCGACATGCTGGCGCAGATTTTTAGTGAAACGATGCGTGACGGTAGTGGTACAGCCAGCCAGCAATAACTCAAGGCTCATCGGGCGACCAACAATATTGGATGCTCCCACGACGACAGCGTTCAGGCCGTAAGTCGGGATGTCGTAACGCTCCAGCAGTGTCACTATACCGCGTGGGGTGCAAGGGCGCAGTTTAGGTGCGCGCTGACACAAGCGACCGACGTTGTAAGGATGGAAGCCATCGACGTCTTTATCTGGATGAATGTGTTCCAGGACTTTGACATTATCAATCCCCGCGGGCAGTGGCAGTTGCACCAGAATCCCATCGATTTCACTATCGTTATTCAGTGAATCAATTAAGGCTAACAGCTCGGCTTCCGTGGTGGTCATCGGCAGGTCATAAGAACGGGAAACAAAACCCACTTCTTCGCATGCCTTACGTTTACTGGCGACATAAATTTGTGAAGCTGGATTTTCACCTACCAACACAACAGCAAGGCCGGGAGCACGTTTACCCGCGGCTAAACGTTTCTGTACCAACGCAGCTACTTCGTTTCGTACCTGCTGCGCAATCGTTTTACCATCTATAATTTTCGCTGACATCAGTGGAAGGGTCCATCAATTAAAAAAGCGGGAATCTGCCTATTTTGTCAGAAGCGGGCCGTGCTGTCAGGCGTATAATAACGATTAATTAACGATTAAATAGCCAGTTGATAAACCATAAGGCGAAAACCCATTGACTCAAAAGCGACTGCCCGTATAATCCAACCCGCAACTGACTACCGGCAGCGTTCTATGCTGCGGTAAATATCAAATGCGCCCTTAGCTCAGTTGGATAGAGCAACGGCCTTCTAAGCCGTAGGTCACAGGTTCGAATCCTGTAGGGCGTACCATGTAAAATCAACGCCTTACACGACTTTTAGTAATTCCAAATTATCCGATTGGGACGAATTTGGGACGTGACCTCCAAAAATGCTATCAATTTGCTTCGCGTGAGCACTCAAATGACGTGGTGCTAGGTGTGCATACCTCTGTACCATTTCGATTGATTCCCACCCGCCCATTTCCTGCAAAACTGTCAGCGGAACGCCAGCCTGAACAAGCCAACTTGCCCATGTGTGGCGAAGGTCATGAAAACGGAAGTTATCGATTCCAGCCCTCTTTAATGCAAGCCTCCATGCCGTGTTACCATCAACGCGCATCTTCCTGACTTCTGCTGCTTTTGTTCCATCAGACTTAGTGCTGGACTTCTGGTGAACGAATACCCATTTCTTATGATTTCCAACCTGGTCTCGAAGTAACCGGCATGCGGTGTCGTTCAGAGCGACGCCAATTGCCTGGCCAGACTTACTTTCCTCTGGATGAATCCATGCAACCTTTCGCTGAAGGTCTACATCTTGCCATTGCAAATCGACAATGTTTGATCTGCGCAAACCGGTTGCCAGCGCAAATACAACGATAGATTTTAATGGTTCAGAGCATTCGTTTATCAACCGGATAGCCTCATGGGGTTCGAGCCATCTAACCCTTTTCCCTCGCTCTTGCGGTACCTTTATTACCGGCCCTCGCTCAATCCATTTCCAGTCGCGTTCTGCGGCACGCATAATCGCTTTCATTAATGCTAGGTGTTTTGCCTTTGTTGATATGCTAACCGGCACTTCTACAAATGGCTCCACGACATCACCGCGTTTCCTCAGCGAACTTGCTTTCGACTCCCAGTTATCCCTATGCTTTCTGTTTGTCATTTTACTGACGGCGGCATAAATTTTTGCTTCGGAAATACTCTTCAGCAAAACACCTTGAAAATGGATGAGCCAGAATCCGATCCGGCCCTTATCCGCATCCAATGATTTTTTATGTGCTTTCTCTTCAAGCCATCGCAAACAGGCATCATCAAATGTCACATCAGGGAAATCACCTAGGCGCTCAATTCGCCATTGCTCAGACTTTAATCTGTCGTGCAACTCCTGTGCTTGGCGCTTGTCCTCTGTGCCAAGAGACTGTTTAATGCGTTTTCCGTCCGGTGCCGTGAAGTCGGCATACCAAACGGAACCCCTGCGGAAGATTGACATTGTATCTCCTTAGTCGCCCCGCCGCCGATCACGGACACAGTGTGTACCGGATCGCTTAATGCAGCAATACAGGCCTTTCGAGTTAGTAGGTAGGGTGATTGTTGTTTGCTTGGGTCTTTCCGTGTGGCAGCCAGGCGGCCTGATGAAATCCATTTCTTTGCTGTTGATCGCGACACACCAAGGAATTCGCAAGCCTCATCGAATGTGAGACTGTATTTATCCATTTTGGCCTCTTATCTCTTTATCAATCTGACGGACGTAATAACTTAACCAGCGCTTAGCTGGAAAAGTTTTCGGTTGAATCTCAATGGGTAGGGTGGTGATTTTTTTTGCGTGACGGTCGAGGATTTCGGTGATGAGCTTGTCGTGTTCTGTGATTGGCTTGCCATCCGTGGCTTCTATTATTTCCGCCCTACAACATCGAGCTACTGACCTGATAGCATTCTCTATTGTTGATTCCATTGGTTACCCTGCATTACTAACGATGTAGAGCGCTGCTACTATCGAGTACCCAATGAGGAATATCCAGAACCAGGCGAAGTCTGATATTTTTGGTAGTGTCATGCGGCCACCTCTTTACGCTCGATACACATTTCTGGCAGATTGGCCCGCACCAGCGCTTCCGCAAATGGCGGTGGCACCGCATTACCACAGCGGGCTACCTGCTTATCTTTGGCGTATTTAGTACCGGTGTAATCGCGGTCGATGATGTACCAACTCGGGAAGCCCTGCGCGGCGTATAGCTCATGGGGTTGCAACATACGCATGCCAATATCAACGATCTGATAATCAATTCCCTCAACGGTGACCAGGCCGAAGCGGTCGTTGGTAGTCACGGTGTGCAGCGGATCGTTCAGACTGACGCCCTCTTTCTCATTGCCGTAATACTTGAGTAAGAAAGCACGAACCTCACCAATATGCAGACCACCGGCCGTGATTGTTGGCATTGGCTGGGTAACCTGCTGACCGTCTTTGCAGGTGCCGCGCAGCTTTATCAGGTTAGAAGTCACCAACGCATGGTGATCGACCGTTGTCACTGTGTGGACAGGCTGATTCAGATCAGCGCCTGAGCCGGTATAGTTGCCGCCGAAGTGTTTAGCCAGAAATGCAGAAACAAGCCGAGACTTGCCACCGCCGCCTGCCGTAATAGTACCGCTTGGCTCATCAACCACATGCCCCACGCTATTGCCAAACTCACGGGCAATGATCGGGGCGACCAGAAGGTGTTCAGCCTTGCTGGTGATTGTCGTCAGTGGTTTTTCTGCCTCATATGCCATACGGTCGCCACCAAAACCGGTTTGACCGATACGAGCAATGATTGGAGCAACTAATGAGAAACCAGGGGTTTTGGTAATGGCCTGCAACGGATCAGTTAATGGCTGCCCCCGGAAACAGTCATAGGTAGTTTTACTGCTGGTATGGTTACACTTCACGATAAACGGTGTGGGGTTATCGATAACAAAGCGCTGAATGCCACGCGCAATACGTTTCAGTGTGTTCTCTGCCAGTGGTTTCTTTCGCTCGAAAATACTTGGGCAAGGGATTGACCAATCAATACACTCGGCGGCGGTGCGCCACGGTTTACGGTGGCCGCTTTGAACATCCAACGACTTAGGATCCCCGTGAGTCGGCTCCGGCCATGTCACTGGCAAACCATCACAACGCATCACCATAAAAAAGCGCTTTCTGATGGTCGGCGCACCATAATCACTGGCCCGAAGTTCTCGGTGATCCACAACGTATCCCAGACCTGTGATCAAGCGCTGAACATCAACACAGTTGATATCAATCCCTAAAACCTCACAGCACTCCTGTAACGCCGGATGCTCGGCATCAATGCCGGTGGTCAACATGCCAACGAAAGCAGCAAATGTCTCACCAGCGCGAGCAGGATCAGGGTGTTCCGTACCATCTTCAGCAGTAATTAGCGGCCCCCACGTTTTAAACTCTTCGACATTTTCCAGCATCACTACTCGAGGCTTTTTCGCCAAAGCCCAACGTACGACAACCCACGCTAAACCACGGATTTCTTTTTTAACTGGCTTACTGCCCTTCGCCTTACTGAAATGACGGCAATCTGGGCTGAACCATGCCAGGCCAACAGGTCTGCCGGCAGTCGCGGCTACAGGGTCAATATCGAATACCGATTCACAGTAATGCAGGGTGTCGGGGTGATTGGTGGTGTGCATGGCGATAGCATTCGGATCATGATTGATTGCGATATCAACACTGCGACCGGTGGCCAGCTCAATCCCGGTAGAAGCACCACCACCACCGGCAAAATTATCTACGATGATTTCTTTCACGCTGTTGCTCCCATAGCTGCTGTGAGTGTTGTGGCGGCGGCAATAATGGCATCAGACGGAATACCGTCTAATTTCATGCGGTTGATATTGCCTAAGATTTTATGTTGCAGGTCGGCAGGTAATTCAGCGCTACCAGGAACCTTACTGAAATACAAATTGACCTCGACCGGCCAGACGGTGTTGCCAGTTTCCGGTAACGGAATATTTTGCTGCTGGTTTTGGGATTCAACCAGAATAGCGGCAGGGGTTAATTCCAGACTATTGATGCACTCATTACCCCAACTATCCCAGCCCTCGGCTTGTGCCCTGGCAAACAGCTCAATGCGCTTCACATCCCCGTATAACAATTCCAGCCGGTGGCGCACCTCCCACGGCTTTTCGCTGTGCTCGCCAAGTGGTGAGTACACAACTTGTTTGATGCTGGCGTTAAGCCGTTCAAGGCCATTGCCGCGCACTGCAATCAGCACATCCTCCGTATTGGCCCTGGTGTAGTTGCCGCCATTCATCCGTGATTGGGTATTGAGTAGGGTGAGAAAGTCGTAAAAGTCGTTAACCTCACCGGCTGCCAGCGCTTTGTTGATATGATCCTCTGCCAGTTGATTCAGCTTCACCCAAGTGAAACCCTTCATCGTGCGCACCTGGAAACCCCAAGCTTCAGCGAGTTGCTTTGCTTCGTCGTTGAAATTGCCGGTGTACCACATGGCGATAACTGCATCGGGCGCTGCGAGAGACCAAACTGGAAGGCGTTTTAAATCGGTGAGTGACATCGTGCGGTAGTGATTAACTGCTGCGCCGTTGCTGGCCTTGTTTCCGTATTGCCAGGGTGGGTCACAATAGATGAGCTGATATCCACTCATGCCGCCTCCAATATCTTTCTCACTTTTGCTTTCACTGATTTCACCGTTTTAACTGGATTTGGCGGGACAACTTGCCGCGGTACCGGTCTCTTTGATTTATCGCCGATTCGTAGCCGTTGCTTTATTCGCATATCCCACAGGTAGCAGTCTTTGTGGTCACGTCCATCATCCGGCGCGCGGGAAACAGTTAGAATTAGTTCGCTGATATCGTCCATCATGCCACCTCGTCATTAGCTGGTTCTGATGTGAAATCATTAAGCGCCTTCTCGCATGCAAGGCTGACTCTTGTGATGTGCTGCTGCATGGCTTGCAGTGATTCGATATCTGATTTCATAACGCTGCGCATAATCAACGCGGAAATAACCTGGCTTAGCTTCGGGTAATAGCCGACAGATTTTTCATAAGTCTGCCCGGCATATTTACTATCTTTGCCGAACACATTTTTCTGGCTGAGGGTGAACTGATATTCATCACTAGTAATAACGTAGTTTTCTATTTCGATACGCATAGGGAATCTCCAGATAGTGAAATCCGTTTCTGTCGTTCCGTGGTGGGGTTAAAACGAGTTAGCGATACACTTCGCTGCACATCAGCACAGCGTTGGGCTTGCGCTCTTTAATCAGCGTTGATATTTGCAAACACTCGGATTGAGTAGGGTAGATATCTTCGGTAACTGGTAGGGCGTTGCAACTATCGTTAAAGCAGGAAGTAATGAGAAGAACAAAGCCGATTAGCATTTATCCTCCGCTGGCTTGGCTGCTGTGAATAGTGGCGTTACCTTGCAACCCTTGGCTATCCATGACCTCATAACCACATCACTAGTGGTTATAATCCTGTTACACATGACAAGGGTATCGTGTCGCCACGCAACAGGTTCCAACGCTTTCAACTCTGCAAGTTGCTCGCGCAGTGATAGCAGTTCCGCAGCCATTTCCGTAACTATTGGATTCTGAGCACCACCGATATCAACAGGCCCCTGATTTGCAATTTTCTCCAACTGCTCTTTACTCAGCATCTGCATTCCCCTCAATCTGTTTAGCGACTTCCTTTTTGCGGTAAAACATATCCATTACCACTTGAAAACCTAATTCCGTAGGCTTCTCTGTTTTGTCGGTTATTAGCTTCAGTTCTTTGGCTATTGTTGTTGCCGTATGTCCGCAGTGATAACCAGCCGCACGTTTAATAACAACTTCAGCAAGAATTGTTCTGAAATCAGTTCTGCCGAAATTAGTCCCATCAAAGGCATCATCAATAACAGTGTCGGTTATTTTTAAATATTCCTGATATGCGTCATGAGTTGTCATCTGCATTCCCCCACACCAGATTAATTCCTTTTTTGGTCAATCGAACGCGATAATAGAGAGTCTTGTCGCGCTCACCGTCATTAACAAACTCAACAAAGCCCAGTCGAATTAGGGGGGGTATGCTTGGCGCGTTTACACGACGGGGCGCTGAATATGCGCGGTCAACTCGCATTTCATCACCTTTGCGACCATCGCCTCTCGCCAAGTAACCATTACCTATTCCCATTCGCCGTAACGTGTAGATTTGGGTTTGAGATAGTTTCGGTTCATTCAGCATCTTCACTCCCCTCTACCAGACCAAGTCAGCTTTGAATTTATGCCCACACTCTGGACACTCTACATCGACGTTCTCAGAGGTTTCCAGAGCATAACCATGGGTGCCATCAGTAAATGTATCGTCCGAATTTAGGTCAAAAAACTCTTGGCATTTCGGGCATTCAACATATAAATCAACGGACCACTTAGCCTCTACATTAGCCATAAATCTTTCCCTTTATCTGCCGTGAAACCTGCTGTTCGGATTGCCTCAGCGCAATCACTTATTGCTTTGTTGCGTACTGAGTCACCGGCATTTGTTGAAACGCCATCAAAACCAACATGCATGCGTGGAAGCACAACAGGCTTACTTAGCTTCTCGTTTGCCGCTGATAACTCGGCTTCTGCTGCCAAGCGCTTTTTGAACTGAGCCATTCGACTAGCTTTGATGTTATGAATGGCTAAATCTTTCATATGAAGCTGATGTTCTGCATTCGCTAAACGTTGCTGGAATTCCTGATTAAGCAGGTCATCACGCTCTCTCTCTGCTCTTTCAACTCGTTGTTTCCACTCGACAAGCAAACAACCCGCATCAGATAGTTTAATTTTCAGGTTATTATTTTCTGTCTTAGCCGCGTCAATACCAGTTATAGCGCGGTCAACGGCAGCATAAACTTGTTGATATTCATCCGTTGAAAGCTCACGTTTTAATTCAAACTCAATAGAGTCAACTACTGAGGCTGCATAGCCCTCCAGACAGGACTGCATTGCATTACCGACAAGATCTTCAAGGTTACTCATCACGCAGCACTCCCATTACTGACACGCTTATTCCATGCGCGTTTTGCCATCGCAATTTTACCGCTACCAATCATCTGGGCGCTCTGAGCGTCGCAGCAGTGACAGCGCACGATAGCTGAACGGTCGGGGCAATCTTCTTCATACTGGCAAAATGCTTCAACGTTCGTACTGCCACAGAATGGGCAGGGCTTTAATTCTTTATCAGTATTTTCAGACATAGCTATTCCTCAGCAGATTGACTGCCGGTAATGGGGTGGGGGATTAGTCGCCATAGCCGCCACGGTCGCTACCTGTCCGTGCTGGTCCGTGATTTTGCGTGTTAGGATTGGCTGCGTAATATTCAAGCCAGTTATCAATATTTGCATCTTTCCGCTGTTCAGCCATTACTGGCGGTAGCGGTGGGCTGTGCGCCGTCATGGCGTTAATCCTGTGCAGCGTCCCTGCGTATAAATATCCGTTTTCATAAAGCCGTTCGTGTTTTTCTCCCCGCTTTGCACAATCAAAAGCCGAGAGGCATCCTGCAATTATTTCTGCATAGTTTTCTTTTCTGATTGTCATGGGATTACCTGCGGGGTGGGGATTACATCAGTATGGTGGCTCTTCGTCGAACATCGGTGGTTCACCCTGTCCGGTAGATTTCCCACTGGATTGCTGCTTCGTCCCTTGCCGTCCTTGGCTCTGAGCTCCCTGTGAATCACCTTGCTTACCACCGAGCATTTGCATCGTGCCGCCGACATTAACCACCACTTCCGTTGTGTAGCGATCCTGTCCTGATTGGTCTTGCCACTTCCGTGTTTGCAGCGCTCCCTCGATGTAGACCTGAGAACCTTTCCGTAGGTACTCACCAGCCACTTCTGCCAATTTCCCGAACAGCACAATCCGGTGCCACTCAGTTTTTTCCTTTTGCTCGCCCGTAGCTTTATCCCGCCAACTTTCCGATGTTGCGAGAGTGATGCTGGCTACCGCGCCGCCGTTAGGCATATATCTGACTTCTGGGTCTTGGCCCAAATTACCTACCAAAATTACTTTGTTTACGCCTCTGCTAGCCATTTATGCCGCCTTTTGTGGTTTTAGTTCTGTGCTTCTGTGTCTGAATACTTCAACGCACTTATCCTGATGCTCTTTTGAATTAGCCATTGCATTCCATGCTGGCGTATAGATTCCCTTTAGCTCATTCAATGACTGGCAGTTGCTCGCCTGTGAGGTGAAATCAGCAAGTATCTGATCTGGAGTTCGGGGGGCTGGCTGATGAATTTCAGCATCAGGATCGGCTGCCGTCTCTTCTGTTGGGATGCAGAACGCCTGAAACGCCGCGTATTTATAAGCTATGGACATTGCCTTGTTCGTGGCCTTGTCCCCGCTATCCATCGCCTCACCAAAGGTCACAACTGTGTGAATGCTGCCATCTTCAACACTGACAAAATCAAACTCAGCCTTAACCACGACATAAAAAAGAACGCCGCCTTTCTGGGTGACCCTCTCCGAAACCGTTCGCTCAGTTATACGGGGTAAAATAACCAGCCCGTTACGTACCAGTGATGGAGACAGAGCGTTATACACAGCGTCAATCCCTCTAAACTGGAAGCCTTGTTGAGCGTTCCGGCTGTCCTTGGCGATACCAATCTCTGACAAATCCTTTGCCACGGCTGCAATTGCTTTATAAACAGCGGTCATCACGTGCCTCCTGAATTCTTTGTTGCTGCTGACTTGTGCGATGATCTGCATTGGCTTCTATCTGTGCCATTTCATCCGTGAATCGCGGATCGGCTATCAGTCGCGTCCATGCAACTGATTCTAGTGCTGCGTAAAATCGCTCGTCCTGTGTCATGCCGCCTCCTGAAGCTCAATTGATACCGATGCATCCATTTGGTAAATACGACGCTTGGCGGCTGCGCAGGACAGGTAATTTGCTGATGAACGCCTACTACCCGCTTTGCGGCAGGACTTCGCGCAAACCAGCCAGTGGTTATGCCACCACTTGAGTTCTTTCTTGGTCATGGCTCAATCCTCCGAGTTAGCGCTTCAATAATCTTCTCCCAGATACCTTTCCGTGGCGGTGGCGTGAAGCTTGCTGATGTGAGGCGGTAGGCCGGTGAATGCTGAATTTTGGTCAAATAGTTAGTAGAGCAGCCCGATGCGGTCTGCCCAGCAAATGCAAGTTGCATGGGATACTCCGGTTTAATTAGTAAGTGATGCGAACTGAGGAAATGAGGTTCTTAGCGATAGCGGCTACACATTTCTGTGCGCAATCTTCTGGCAATCCGTTTGCAATTAAGTCGGATACTGCTTGGCGGTTGATGGTGCGACGGTGTTCTACGTCTTTCGCGCGCTTTGCTGCTTCATCAGCAACACGTTTCTCTTCAGCCAGTCGGGCATCTTCTTTCTGCTTAGCTTCACGCTGAACTCGCTCAGCTTCCTGCTGTGCTTTAAGTTTCTCGGCGGCGATAGCGTCCTGCTTCTCGCGCTCGGCCTTGGCGATTGCATCTTTCTTGTCTTGCTCAGCCTTAAGAACCGATGCAACACGGTCACGCTCTGCTTGTTCTGCCTGAAGCTTCAACTCAGCTTCACGGCGCGCTGATGCTTCACGCTCTTGTTGTGCCGCTAGGTCAGCATCCTGCTTAACCTTGGCGGCGGCCTCTGCTGCAATCCGGTCGTCACGCTCTTTCTGTAAGCGTTCATTTTCAGCCTTCTTGTCGGCCTTAGCGCGGTCGAAAGCGTCATTCATCAGCAGGGCCATCTCGTGGGCCACTTCAATTTCTGCCGCTAACTGTTCAGCTTTCTTCTTGGCTTCTGCTTCCTGCTTTAATCGGTCCTGTTCGGCTTCCCACTCAGTCAGTGGTCGGCGCGTTTCGTCGCGTATTTCATCGCATTCAATGACAAATCTACGAAGTTCTGCCTCAATGATTTTCGGTTGCTCTTTCAGGTGGCGAAGGTACTCACGGCCCGGCTTTTCGATTGCCGTCTTGCTGCGTGATGCACTGGCTGCAAGTGACGCTATCCGTGCGCGGCCTTTTGCAGTTGTTACATCTGGAACTTCATTAACCGCCTGCCGAATTTGGTCGAGGTATTGATTAAGGCCGTTCGTGACGTACAGTGTCGGGTAGGATTCAGGCTTAATGTCTATTACCACCAAGCCGGTGTTTTCGTCTGCCATGCTCATTTCCTTGTGTTTAGCCCACAGCAAAACACCGACAGTTGTCAGTTATTTACTCTGGGGATTGGTGGGGGTGGGGAGGGTTACTTCGTGTTTTCTTTAGAAGATAATCCGTTAATTTCCCTAGTTAACTGAGGAATAAATGATTCTTTGTAATTTTTAAGCCGGTCAATCCAGTAGTCCTTGCTGATATTACCGCCATTAATCGCATCACGAAGCTTTTCTGCTAGCTCGTACGGCAGGCTATAAAGCGGGATTATTTCAGCTACACCCGCGAGTTTCATTCCTGCTGACTGCGGTACTGATAGCGCATAACACTGATGGATAATTGAGCGCGTAATTTTGTATTCACCCATATCTCACCCTCTCGCCTTAATCATTGCTTCAGGAATTAAATTAACAGTGACATTGAAGCCGGGGTAATCTCGGGCCTCATCTAAATCATCAACAACACGCTGCTTAAGGTCGTTAACTTCTCCGTCAAAATAATTATCAAGCTCACGCTGCGTTACGGTAATATCTATTTCCATACATCACCTCATATAGTGGTCTTATTGCTGCCACCGGTTAAGTGGCAGGGGTAAGGTCACTGGGGTTCCGAGATGAAATCTAATACTTCTTGTAAATCACCGTCACACAGAGCTACATATCCATCCGCATGCATTCGCTGAAGCCACTCAATGCTTATGTTTTGATATTGACTCATCATTCATTCCTCATTTACCAGCCAATAAAAAAGGCCGCGTTATGCAGCCTTGAATCCTGTAACCTCAATCCGACATATCGGATAGGTATAAAGCTTGTTGTCCTCAACAATCTTCTGCGCAGCTTCCATGCTGTCAGCGCTGTCACAGAACTTAATGTTCTCGTAATACGCGCCGTCGTCGTTATCCGGCTTGCCAGCCAGAACAGTGAAACAAAGCTCCATTCTCTTACCCCTTAACTATGTGGTGGGCCTACTTAATAACGTGATAGCAATCTTCACGAACTTTACGGAAGCCTGCTGCAAACTTAGCCACTTCAGGCAAACATATATTGTCCGCGCTTGGCTGCTCTGTGCTGCGAACCGGTACCGGCATCGTTGCTTTGTATACCCTCGATGTGCAGCCCTCAGAGAGCTTTGTGAACGCTGCTTCAATTCGGCTTGCCAGCACTCGGTTGGCATCCTTCGCCGCGAAGAATTCACCTGTACGCTTAAATTTGCGTGTCTTTGAATTCTCTTTGGCTGGTTTGATTGTGATCGCTACCATGATTACCTCCGGTGATTGGCTTTGGTGATGTGGTGGCCGGAGTCGAACCAGCTTCCATCGGTGCGCTGCCGATTGCAGTACGCGCGGCGGTCCGCTACATGACTAGTATTTTCACAGTCGCCTATCTGCTAGCTCTGCCGTTGAGCTTCACCACATCCCAAAGCCAACTTCTCTTTGGTCTCCCAGACTATCCGGGAGAAATCCGTCACGAGGATTGATAGCATCTCTGCTTTCGTTCCCCGCTTTGTTAATGAGCAGCCTGTCTTCCTGACTGGCGCGGCGAGTAGTTCCTGTCTGCCGCATCGATGTTTCGTTTCGATGGGGTAAATATACATATTGTATTCATGAGGCGCAATACGTTTTGTATACCATTTGCAGGATAAATACATAATGTAGTGAATTTTAAGGTAATTTAATTTGAAAATAATTCAGACGTGACCATTCCTACCGGCTATCAGGCGTGAAAAGTGTGAAGTGAGTGGTGTTTAAAGCGGGTGGGGTGGTTAGATTGCCAGATTACAGGCACAAAAAACCCGGCAGCGGGGCCGGGTCTCTAAGCAACAGCATTTTACTTGATGTAATATTTTGAGAAAACTGCAATCAACACGGCTACAACAAGAGATCCAATAATTTTCCAAGTTTGATTATTAAGTTCTTTATGTAATTCAGTTTTCACTGATTGAATGTCTTCTTTTGAAGCTAGTTTATCTTTAATAATAGCCACGTCAGTTACAAGAGTGGCGACTTTAGTTTCTAAATCTTTTACTCTTTCAAGCATGTCATCACCTCCTCCATTCCCGCTACCATGTTGACGATTATCGCCCATATCCTGATTATCTGCAATGACAGGGGCTCTGGTTATGATGTTGACCGCTTCAACCATCAGTGCGCTCCCTGCGTTTTAGATACAAAAAAATAACACTCAGCTGAATGCAATATTTTCTCATTTTCCATTTGGTCTGGGGAGGAATATATGGAACAAACTACCTTATGCGCACCTTCATTTTTAACATTCAATCCAAGAAGAGCCATGCTTTCTATGCTCACATAATCGTCAGCTGAAGGGGATACGGCAACTAACGGTTCAGCCGATAACTTGTCTTTGGTGTCATTCATAATACTAATGTCTTCATGGAGGACATCTACAACAATTTTATATGTTTTATAGGATCTTATGAATAACCCAAAAATTATTCCAAGATTAATTCTTCCTGGAATATTTGAGACTTTAATCCAAGGTTCTGGTTGCCTAACCACCCTGGCTGGATCACCCTCTCTGATTTCGTGGGTGTAAATAAATGATATTTTTTCCATAACCAGACCTTTATTTATATTTGCCAAATCTCTATGGGCTAGCAGTGGGTTAGGGTATATGTTCCCATTTGATATCTACCACCACGCCAATGATCTTACAGTTACCATTGATAATGGTCGGGGGGTGGTGTGGGTTCAATGCCTTCAGATACTTGCGGCCTGCGTCAGTCATGTACTGTTTGAATGTAGCCTCGTTCTCATTCTCTAACTTAGCTACAACTAACTTCCCGCTGATAGCTTCCTTCTCTGGGTCAACCAGGATAATCATCCCCTCTGGCACGGTGAAGCCATTTGGTGACGTCATTGAGTCACCTTTAACCCTGAGCCAGAATGATGAATCACTCGCATCTACAGTAGTCTCAGGCCATACATCAATATCATCCTTTCTATATGGTTCAACCGCTTCCAGCCAACACCCAGCACTAACCCAGCTAATTAAAGGATAACTACCTTTAACCTCTTTTTTGCCAACATAACTAACGCTACGTGTAACCCCATCTTTTTCAGAAATAGTTCCATCTGGGTTAACGACAAATTCAGTCATCCCAAGAATGTCCATTATTTTTGCTATCTCTTCAATGTCAGGTTTTCGCCGATCATTAAGCCAATGACTCACCGCACCTTTAGTTATCCCTAGGTGCTCAGCAAGAGTTTCCTGGGTTATTCCAGATTCTTTCATCCGGATTTTTGCAACATCGAACCATTTCATTTTCATGCCTTGATTATACGTTCTGTATAGCTCTATTCGAGACACAATATGTATACATTGCTTGCTTATAAGGAATACAATACGTATACTTTTATCTTGAAAGGAGGTTCCTATGAATAATCTGCGAATTTTTCGCGAGCGCATTGGATTAACACAATCCGAACTAGCAGAGCTAGCTGGATGCACACCTGGAGCGATTGGTCACTACGAGACTGGTCGCCGAGGAATGGACATTAATCTTTGCCGTCAGTTTGTTGAGATTCTTAACTCATCTGGCGCAGCAGTAGGGCTGGATGACGTTTTCCCACCCAAGACACAAAAAGCAGCTTAAGCACTACCGCTCTTTAACACTACTGGCCTCACCCCGGAAAGTCTGGGGCTACCAAGTGACAAGCTCACAGCTTTGTCACGTAACAACATCTAACAAGGGAAGAGTACGCAATGGAACGTGCAAGTAACAGCAAGAGAATTATGGAAGTTGAATCTGAGCTACGAAGCCGAATGGCTATCAAGGGCCAGAGCAAGTTTGCGCGGGAGGCTGGCTGGGCCGAATCAAAGGTAAGCCGGTTAAACGTACATGACATGGCAGTGACGTTTGTTCTTCTGGAGAAGATATGGGAGACGAGCGTGATAAGGGAAATCGCAAGGCAGGCTGTGATTGCGGTGACCGGAAAGCAAAAAGCCCCGGCGGTAACCGAGGCTTCAGAGCAAATCACTATGAACTTTTAACTGGATCAATTCACAGGAGTAAGTATGAACGAGAAGCCAATACTTTTCAATGCCGAGATGGTCAACGCCATTCTCAGTGGTCGCAAAATCATGACTCGACGGATCATCAGTGAAAAGACTCTTCACCTGTTCGGCGTGGCTGCCAGCTCTGGTGAGTGTCATCCGCTAGAACTATGTGACGAACGCAGCCAATCATACTACTTGGAGTTTTGCCCACTCGGTAAGCCCGGCGATCAGCTTTGGGTTCGAGAGGCATTCGCTGCCGGGCTATGCACTGAATCAACGTTAGCTTACCGAGCAACTCACAAGACGGAAGACTTGGAAGAGGGCTGGGGCGAAACCATCAAATGGACGCCATCAATCCACATGCCGCGCTGGGCATCACGTATCAACCTGCTAATCACTGGCGTTCGTGTTGAGCGGTTGCAGGCTATTACCCTGGGGGATATCTGCAAAGAAATTGGTTGCAGCCTGTACGACTTCCGCCCTGCAACTTATGGCTTTCAGGTGTGGGAAGACTTGTGGAAATCCATCTACGGCGAGGAAAGCTGGCAGGCTAACCCATGGGTATGGGTAATTGAGTTTGAGCGCATGGAGGCCAAATGAATACAGCGAAAATCTTATTATTTCCCGAGCAAATACAGGGGGAATTCAGGAGCAACAGGATGGAGAACCAGAAGCTTGGTTATGTCCCGTTGTACCGAAGCATCAAGAAGAAACCTTGGGCCAAAGACGTTTTCCTGCGAACACTGTGGGATAACCTTTTACTAGATGCCGCTAGAAAGCCATTCAAAGCGAATTTCAAAGGTCACCAATGGAATCTTCAACCCGGTCAACTGGTCGTTACCTCGGACGATTTAGGGCTTGCGATGTGCGACAGGAAAGGAGTTCCAACAAGTCGTCATGCAGTCGAAAGGATGCTGGCATTTTTCGAGAAAGAGGGAATGATTTCAGTGGTCGGAGAGCGTCGAAAAGGGACGTTAATCACCATAATAAATTACGCCGAATATGCCGAAAAAATAGACGATTTACCCGCGCATAACTCCGCGCATATCAGCGAGCATAACAAACCCAGTAACGGCGTGGCTTTGAGTGGTGGTGCCGCGCATATCAGCGAGCATAGAAGCGCGCATCATGAACAAGAAGGTAATAACAAGAATATAAATACTAACCCCCTTAATCCCCCAAAGGGGAAAGTTAAAGGGTTCGATCCTCTCGCTGTAGAAATCCCTGAATGGCTTAACAAGCAATCTTGGATTGAATGGGTTAGCTACCGCTCACAATCGAAGAAACCAATCAAGTCGATGCTCACCGTTACTAAAGCGTTAAACCTCCTGAAAGAATGTTTTGACGAGGGACACGACCCATCAGCCGTAATCGATGCCAGCATAGCCAACAGCTATCAAGGCCTGTTCAAACCGAAGTATCCGATCAGCCAGCAGACTCAAGTTGCCAACAACCAGACTCACTGGAATGACCGCGAGGCGTGGGAGAAAGAGTTCATATGAGCAACTTAACTCGCATTATCGATAATCGTGATGGTTCGGCGCTGGCCCGTATGGTTGGATCTGCGCCAGAAGCCGTGAAGATGGTGAATCCCGAAGCTGAAAAGATGGTGGATGCACTATTCAAAAACTTGAAGCAGGTATTCCCGGCTGCCGTATCAACCACGTTTCGCAATCCCGCTGATGAAGTGGCTGCTAAGCGTCAGTGGATCGCCGCCTTTGCTGAAAACGGCATTCGCAGTCGTGAGCAGTTATCCGCTGGTATGCAACATGCCCGAGCCAGTGAATCCCCGTTCTGGCCGTCGCCCGGTCAGTTCATTGCATGGTGCAAGAAAGGCGCATTGAAAGTAGCAGGGTTGCCTGATGCTGATGAGCTTTACGACATGGTAATGGACTATGCCAAACGTCGTGACATGTTCAGCAGCGCAGAAGCATTCCCTTGGCCCAGCAACCCGGCTTACTGGATGGTCACGAAACTCTACTCACAGCAGCGGGTGCAGGGGTTATCTGAGCAGGATTTGCGGAAACGCTGCGGCAAAGAACTGACTGACATGTCTAAGCGCTTCGAGGCTGGAGAACCAATCCCCGCGCCGGTGGTGCAAATCCCTAAACTTCACATACCGGTTAGTAACGAGAAGGCACTGGATCACATCGCTGAACTGCGCGCCAAGCTGAACATGACGAGGAAATCATGACCGACTTGGGTCATTACCTCACAGACCAGCAAGATCGCCACGAGCAAGCCCTCCGCATTAAATTCCTAAGCCAGTTACCTGAAAACACTTTCCAGGCAATTTACGAAGAGTGCTTTGTCGCTGATGAAATCGATGATTGTTCAGGTGCAAGGTACAACGGAATTTACTACAGCGAGTGGGATATCTATTTCGCATCACATGACCGTGACAGTGACGCGGAAGTCATTTTTTAGGAGAAGAATATGATTTATCGGCGTGGATGGGTTCCTGTTTTATACCGCTTCGAACTTGAGAAGAGACTTAAAAATCAAGGGTTCGAGAACTGGCAGAAAATATCGAGATTCCTGTGTGATGGTGACGCTAACGCTTACGCAGACCATGAAAACCAGCCAAATCATTATGCATATCAGGTTGTCGATCACACTGAGTGGCTTGAAAGGCGAGACGCTAAATTATGGCAGCGTCTAAACCGCCTCTGGTTCGTTCCCCTTTGGTTTTTGACGATTCCTTTCCAGTGGCTATTCAGGGGGCGAGTTGGGTTTGAGACAACATCCAAAATAGGCCTTATTTGCCAGAAAATAACGGGACTTGAGTGAGGGATATCATGATGGACATAACTAAATCGCGGGAAGATTTTGAGGTTAATTACGCCAAAAAGTTACGCTCAAATTTTGATAGAAATATTTATAGAACCTATCGGTATGTATCACTAAACGTTCAGGCTCATTGGGAAACATGGCAAGCGGCACGCGCGAGCATTGTAATCGACCTCCCGCCTAAAATATCCGAGCTCAACAGGATGCTTGATAACGGAGCGATCCTTCTTGAAGCGGTTAGCTACGACGAAGCGATTGACGATTGCGCCAACGCCCTCCGCACTGCCGGTATTCGAATCAAGGGAGAGAGTGAATGAGCAAATCAATCGAATCACTAATCACTGACCTTAAAGCAGCTGCCATCGAAGAAATCATGCTCCGAGAGGATGGGGACACATCGGACAAATGGCAAGACGATGCAACGCCGGAAAATGTGCTGTTGCTGATAGCGGAACTTGAGAGTGGGAGAGAGTGAATGAGTATTAAGAAGGTAAAAACTTACGCAAATTGGGAAATCCAATTGTATGTTACCTGCCCTAAGTGTCGTGAGCGATTTGACATGATGGATGATGAAGACTTCCGCTGTGATGCTGATTTCGAGCCACTAGAGCACGACACACATGCAACTCGAGACGTTGATGTCACATGCCCTGAGTGTGAAAACGAATTCACTGTTGACTTCTGCTATTGAGGTAACCCCATGAAAGAATTAGATAGTTTCACTGTAGAGAGACTGGAAGAGTTAGCTAGAGCAAAAATGATTTCCGGTCATGATATCGCCGATATCCGAGCACTGGCACGAATCGCGTTAGCTGCAAAGAGGGCTGAGCCTGTTGGTTATTTAGAGCAAAACCATTTGGATTATCTTCGATCCGGTTCTGATGCTGATATTTGGCCTGAGGGCGGTGCAGGTGATATCCCTGTCTATCTCGCCCCACAGTTGAACTCTCCGGAGATACCGGATGGTTGGAAAGGTACACTTGAAACGGCAGCAAAGTTAATAGACCTATGCCGTACTTATACGATTCTAGGTGATTCCGGCAGTTACAAAGAGCGAACCATAAACGATTGTGAATTAACTATGCAAGAGATTGAAAGTTATCTCGCCGCCGCGCCGGAGAAGGAAAATGGATAAACAAATAACCCTATCTAAACATCAATACCGCCAACTCTGCGACGCATACATCAACACAGTAAACATGATGCCCCAACTCCTGATGATTACACCACTTCAAGATGACAGGTCACCAGATGCTTTGTATGCGCTACAAACGGCAATACAAACCGTTCAGCAGCAACTGAAAGGAGTAGTTGATGGTTAATCAAAAATATTTACTTCTAAACGAAAGCATCAGACAAAACGCAATAGCAGCTATCAGAAACACACCGCTCGATTTCAAATCCCCCAAAGAAGTCATCATCCAGGAACCCAAGCGAAGCCTTCCACAGAATAACAAAATGTGGCCGCTGCTTACTGACATTGCCGAGCAGGTTTTCTGGCATGGCGTGAAGTACAGCAAAGAGGACTGGAAGGATTTAATCACTGACCTTGTAGCAGAAACCAAGAAGCAGGAACGCAGACAGGCACCGGGCATAACAGGTGGCTATGTTCGCTTCGGTCATCGCACAAGCCTGATGAGAAAGAGCGAGATGGTAGAGATTATCGAGGCCGCTTACTGGTTCGGCACTGAGCATAACGTGAAGTTTAGTGATGACGCCAAGCGAGAAGTGGAGTGGGCCAACCGGTTCGGTGACAAGGGGAAGGTGGCAGCATGATTACTCTGATATTAGTCGCAGCTTATTTCTGGATGGCTGGCGTTGTATCTGAATGGGCTCATGACATTCAAGGCAGTAAAGAAACAGTAGCGGGGTATGCAAGGGCATTTTGCATTGGTATCACATGGCCCTATTGGCTTTTCCTGTGCAAATCAGGAAGGCGCATATGATGGACGCAATCGCTGTTTATAGCATCATGGGGATTTACCTAATGGGTTATTTCTCCTGCGCGCTGGATAAAGAAGAAAAAATAAGTTCAGCATGGGCGGTGCCAGCGGCAATCCTGTGGCCCATTTTAGTTATAGGGGTGTCTATCTTCCATTTATGGAAATGGTGGCTCCGATGACGCGACGAAGTCCAACCCAAATAGCCATAGATAACCTGATATTCCGCAAGACATCTCGAACCAAGCCAACCAAGCCAATCCCCGCCAGCGAAATACCCACATATGACGCTATCTATCCGTTATTAGCTAAACGCTGGCTAAGACTCAGGAGTAGAAAGAATGCTTGAACTACAGCGCTCCGTCTGCGCGTTCTGCCGGGCGACGCTAAAGCCCGATGAAGTTTATTCCTGCGATCAATGCGAACGTGAAAACGCTTCAATAGAAATACTGGAGGAAGCTGATGATAAACAAGCTACCGAATCATCGTAACTGCAAAGTATGCAAAACGAGGTTCAAGCCGGAAAAGATTTATCAGTGGTGGTGCGATGAGGAACACAAAGAGGAATACATAAAGCAGTTGGCTCAAAATGCCCACCAGGATGCACTGAAGAAAGCAGAGCAGCGAAGGCGGGGGAAAGAGAAGACGGAAAGAATAGCGTTAAAAGTCAGGAAGATTAACGCCAAGCCAAAAGCATATTGGATTAAGCAAGCACAGCAAGCCGTCAACGCCTTTGTAAGAGCACGAGATTCAAACCTACCCTGCGTATCATGTGGCACCACTTCAGCAGCACAGTGGGACGCTGGGCACTACAGAACAACCGCAGCAGCACCTCAATTCAGATTCGACCCCCGACAAATACACAAACAATGTTCAGTATGCAATCAGCACAAGAGCGGGAATATCGTTCCGTACCGTGTCGAGCTGATTAAGCGCATTGGCATTAAGGCCGTTGAGGCTATCGAGAATAACCATGAGCGCCGCAGTTACACCGTCGAAGAGTTAAAAGGCATCCGTGATTACTACCGGCTGGAATTGAAGCGGCTAAAAGAAACCCAGGAGGCAGCGTGAAGCGAAACGATAACTTTGCATCATTGGTTTATGTGGCAAGAGAGGCCGACTTGAGGCGCATATGGAGCAAGGGGTGGAAAACTATCACACCAAGTCAGCGCGTATGGACTCGCTACCTGTTGAGCTTGTGGGGATCGAAAAACTGCGGTGATGATTCTCCCGGTGGATCATGCGTAAACGTAATTGGCAGGCTAATGGTTCGTGATAACTGGAGCGAAACCCAAGGGAATAGAATTATTGAAGTGGTTAACAATCTGCATAAGCAGGGCTATCGAGGTCAGGAATTATTCATCAAATCAAGAGAGATAGTTATTCCCTCATCTTCAACAAGCAACATCATCGCTCTCGCCAAAGAATCAGATGATGCCGCGTTTGTTGAAGCTGTAATGACTAAATCAATTAAGCGCGATAGTCCGATCCGCGATGTGGCAATTAAACGATATTGTGAGCGCAAATGCTCGCAAGATATTGCCCGCGAACTGGTTAGACTGACCGGCTGTGATGTCCAGCTAGCAAGGAAGAGGGTTGTGTGGTGTGAAAACATACTTGAGGCAACAATGTTTTATGCTATCAAGCGTGAAATGGAGGTCGAATTTCTACAAAATGCAGCATAATTGAAAATAATTTCTAAATATCTTGATTTTCGAGAAATGGAAGTGTACATTTTTAGTTAAGCTCGGACGTCAAAGGCGAAGAGCGGTGATGTAGTTGAGTCACCAATAAAACATTCAAGGCCCAGCCCTAACCGGTTGGGCTTTTTGCATTTAACCATGTCGAGAACTTCTTCGGTATGGTATCTATTTTAGGGCTGCGCTATTGCGTGGCCTTTTTGCATTTAGCTCCCGTCAAAACAGTCAATCACTGAAAACACCCTCACACTTTCGAATGACTACGACGAGAGCTACTCCCTACATAACAGCACACGAACCCGACCAATCGCCGGGAAGATAATTCCCCGGATGGGGAGGTGGGTCATGAAAATGAACGACACAAGCCAATTACAGTATTGGTGGACGGGGTCACTTGCCGCGTTCTCTGTTTTGAGCACTCAGGATTACATTTTTATTGTCGGCGCTTTGATTAGTGCCTGGTTCACAATAAAAACATATTACGCGAACCGGCGTGAAAAGGATGCGCAACTCAAGGAGGAGCAGAAGCGCACTCAATTGCTTCGTGAGTTCTTGGAAGATAAGACAGCCGAGACTAACCCTGAAGCAATCTCTGTGGTGAATGAGGCTTTGCAGAGAATGGAGGCTGATTAATGTCAGCACTAAAGCGCGTCACTACCGGTACCGCCTGTGCCATATCAGCCATTATTGCAATCGTCGTATCTAACGGAACGGTTAGAACCAGCGAGAAAGGCTTAGAGCTTATTGGTAATGCTGAATCATGCCGCCGTGACCCATACGTATGTCCGGCCGGAGTGCTGACCGATGGCATTGGCAATACTCATGGCGTTAAGCAGGGCATCCGAAAGCCTGATGAGCAGATCGCCGCAGATTGGGAGAAGAACATTCTTCAGGCTGAATCCTGCGTGAACAAATACGGCAATGGCAACAAGCTGAACCAAGGCCAGTTTGATGCGGTCACGTCGATCACCTTTAATGCCGGTTGCCCCCAGATGCAGAAATCGACGATGTATCGAATGCTGCGAGAAGGGAAGTTTACTGAAGCCTGTCATCAGTTCCCTCGCTGGACTTATGGTGGCGGGAAACAGCTACCTGGACTGGTTGTTCGGCGCGAGAAGGAGAAGGCGCTATGTCTGGGAAATTAACCGCCGCTCTGGTTGCTGTGCTTATCGCTTCACTATTCGGTCTGACCTACTACCACTACCGAGTGCAATCACTCAATCGTGATGTAGCCGAGTTAAGCAAGGTAGCCAAGCAGCAACAAGCCACTCTCGACCAAATAGAAACACAGCGTCAAACCGTAGCCGCTATCGATATCAAATACACCAAGGAGTTAGCAGATGCCAAATCTGAAAACGAGCGCCTTCGTGCTGATATCGCTAATGGCACTAAGCGGTTGCAGCTCAACGCCACATGCACAAAGTCAGTGTCCAAAACCACCGGCCCCGCCAGCGCCACTGATGATGCCAGCGCCAGACTTACTAACGCCGCTGAACGGGATTATCTCAGTCTCAGAGAGCGAATCGGAATTGCAACCAGCCAAATAAACGGCTTGCAGGCGTATATCAATAACGTGTGCCTGGCTAAGTAGAATTCCCCCGACAAGGAATAGATAGCTTCTCTCGATGGAGGTGATCGCCTGTTTCACTGGGCCTATCTTGGCGGCTCGGAAAGACGAGAAGTGGTGTAGCAACTCTGTGAAGACGTGGCAAAGCTGCGAATAAAGAACATGAAGGCTCAGTTTAACGACTGGGCCTTTTTTTTGTGCCTGCAATATCTCCGCGCATTCACCGCGCATTTCAAACGAGAGTCTTTCAGAAAGCTGAGCCTGAGAATTGCCGCTGTAAGGTGGCGACCTTCTCTCGGGCGGCATTCTGGTGAACAGGCTCATCTTTCTAAAAGGTAATCGCTATGAACTATCCAAGCATTGTTATTGAAAACGTCCCAGTTAGAAGTAATGAAAACGGAACTTATAACCTGAACGACATGCATAGGGCAGCAGTATCAGGCGGCCTAGCTAAGAAATGGCAGGTTCCAAGCCAGTTTCTTGGTGCTGATGGCGTCCAGGCATTTATTGATGAGGTTTCCAAAGTGCTAAAAGACACTTTGGAACAAAATCAGATACTTGATGTGGTTCACGGTGGTGCATATAGAGGTACTTGGGCACACGAATTGATTGCCCTAAAGTACGCAGCTTGGTTGTCTGCCTCTTTCGAGGTGAAGGTATATCAAACGTTCCGCGATGTTGTGATGGGAAAACTGTCTCTCTTCGCTCAGGCGAATAAGCTTGAGCTGGAATATCAGAGTAAGAACAGACGAGTTAGCACCGCTGCCAGAATCATGAATGGCTGGGGAGTTGGCGGAGAGAAGCGCCGCATTGAGTCTGAAAGAATTCAATTGCAGGAGCAGATTCAGCTAATCATCCCCGGATTACCAAAAGACGATAAAGCAGCATGACTCCTTGAAATCAAGGAATCCAAGATTGAGAGCCACTTTCACAACGGCTCTCAATCATTACAGACATAAACCAGAAGGAAAGCAAAATGACTGTACGAGTAGTAGGCGCAAGTGGCGTTCCTGTTGATGCTGCCAGCCCAAGCGACATTCCAGGCGGATACGTACTCCCGGCTGCCACAGCAACAGTGCTTGGTGGTGTAAAGAAAGCCGCAACGGTAGCTAACTGCACGGTAGCGGCTGATGGTACGAGCGCAGGCACTCAGCTTAATGCACTGTTAACGTCATTACGTGCTGCTGGCATTATCGTTTAAAGAACAATATCTTGTTGGGTTAGAAATCCTCCGAGAGTGAAAAGTGGGATGTGCTGAAAATGGCAAAACTATCGGTGCAGGTAGGGATAAGGCGAGCTGGGTATGTTGAGTATGAGTGCGACATCTACCCAGAGTATTCAATGGGTATGGCTTTCATAGTAACTACAGCTGGAGTGCATGTCGCGGTCAATCTTCAAGATGTAAATGCAATTATCGTTACTCCCGCTAAAGAAGAGAAATAACCATGGCAAAGCTCACCGACAAACAAGAGCTGTTTGCCCGTGAGTACCTGAAAGACCTCAATGCCACACAGGCAGCAATCAGGGCGGGTTACAGCGAAAAGACCGCTCAGGTGCAATCAAGTCGCCTGTTATCAAATGTTATGGTTCAGCAGCGAGTGAGCGAATTAGCAGCGGAAAGGAATAGCCGCGTGGGAATTGATGCCGACTACGTCCTGAGGCAAGCGGTAAAGCTTCACGAACGCTGCATGCAAGAAGTCGAGCCAATTACTGACCGTCGTGGCGAAGAGATAACTGACGAAGATGGAAAAACGATTTTCGGATTTGACGCAAAAGGCGCGGTTGCTGCTCTCAAGTTGATCGGTGAACATGTAACGGTTCAAGCATTCAAGCAACAAACAGTAAATGAGCACGTCGGGAAAGACGGGCTACCCATTCAGGTTGTCAACTTCACGCCTGCCGATTACGCAGCCGCCTCTAAAGCACTGGAGGACAAACTAGACGGGTTGGATTGATATGGCAAAAGTTATTGAGTGGGATGACTTGTCATTTCTTGAGCGCCTGGCGCTAAAGCGTAAATCCGCAAAATCGTTTCTTAACTTCACTCGCATCTGGTTTGAGTTGATTCAAGGTGATCGGTTACTGGTTAACTGGCACCACCGGCTAATGGCTTCAAAGATTGATGACTTAATCGCTGGGCGTCTTAACCCACGCAACCTAATTATTAATATTCCTCCTGGTGGCACAAAAACAGAATTCTTCTCTATTCACTTTCCGGCCTACGTTAATGCTCTCGTTCAAGAGGGCCAGTTAAATCGGTTCAGAAACTTGAATGTGTCATTCGCCGACACACTGGTTAAGCGTAACTCGCGTCGTACTCGCGACATCATTGCCAGTAAGGAATACCAGGAGATATGGCCTTGCTCGTTTGGCGTTAACCAGGCTGAAGAGTGGGAAATACTCAATGAGCGAGGTCGCTCGACCGGTCAGACGATATCACGCTCAAGTAATGGGCAAATAACAGGCGGGCGTGGTGGTTACTACGGTGAAAAGTTCTCAGGCGTTGTAATGCTTGATGACTACAACAAACCGGTAGACATGCTGAGTGAGTCGCGCAGGAATAGCGCCAACACCTTGCTAGTTAACACCATCCGTTCGCGTCGTGGCGATAAGTCTAAAGAGCACCCAACGCCGTTCTGTTCGATACAACAGCGACTACACACCAGTGATGCTACAGGCTTCATGCTAACTGGCGGGATGGGTGTTGATTTCCATCATGTAGCAATCCCAGCCATGTTGAATGAAAAATACATTCAAGGGCTAGCTGAACCTTGGCGTTCCCTGTGCTGGGAAACAGTAAAAGACACTGAATCAGTTGTTATCGGTGGTGAGCGTTATTGGTCGTACTGGCCGCAAATGGAATACGTTGGCGACCTTGCGGCTCTGTGGGAAAAAGACCGGTACACATTCCTGTCTCAGTACCAGCAGAACCCAATGGAACTTACTGGCGGCATTATTGATACCAGTTGGTTTCAGACTTACCAGAAGCTCCCAGCGCTGCGTTATCGCGCCGTATACGTTGATACAAACAGCGGAAAGGTTGGCGACTTCCTTGATTACACTGTTTTCTCACTAGTTGGAATGGGCGTTGACGGGAACCTCTACATTATCGAGGTTGTTCGGGGGCGATGGGACCCAGAAGACATGCTAAAAAAAGCAGAAGAACTTTGGGACAAATGGAAGCCGTTTAACGCTTATCACCCGAGACCTCTAACTAAGATGGCAATCGAGGATAAGCAAGCTGGTCAGGGGTTAATAACCACTCTGAAGAAACGCAAAGCTATTCCCGTGCATGAAATCCCGCGCGGAGCCGGCCAAAACAAGATTGTCCGCTGCCTGAACGTCATCCCTCAAATAAAAACTGGGAAAGTATACGTTCCTGCCACTCACGATGAGACAGGTGCGGCGATCCCATTCGTTTATTACGACGATGACAGTGTTGCTGGTTCAACAAATTGGGTATTAACAGCCCTTACTGAGTGCGCCGCGTTCTCGGCTGATGATAGTCATGACAACGACGATATTCTCGATACGTGGATGGACGCCATCGACGATAACCTTATTTCGGGCAATGTCCCGATCCGTGTTTCCTCTGAATTACTGGGGCGTATTTGATGTGGCTTTTTAAAAAGAAAGTAGCTGCGGATCCGGAACCGGTGAAGCAGGAAGAAAAAAGCGAAGGGATGAAAGTTAGTCTTGAATTGCTGGCAAGATTAATGGTTGAGAATCAAAAGAAAGAAATCGCGAGACCAATAGAAACCTATTCACCACCTGTTGGCGTAATTCCTGCTGCTGTGCGTAGTGCTGTGCTGGCGATGGACTCAACTCCATACGCCGATATCAACCAGGCATTCGGTGCTGTAGGATTCCCCGGATACCCTTATCTAAGCCAATTGGCCTTGCTTCCTGAATACCGGAATATGATTGGTATTCGCTCCGAAGAAATGACACGAAAATGGATAGAGTTGAAGTGCGTAGGAGAAGAAGACAAAACGGATAGAATTAAAGGTATTGCCGAAGCTTTAGATAAGTATCAAGTTCGTGACCGGTTCAAAGAAGCCGCTGAGCATGATGGATTCTTTGGGAGTGGGCGAATCTATATTGATATGAGATCACCTAAAGGAACATTGGCATCACTAGATCCTGTCGAGCTTCAGTCAAGACTATTTTTATCCAGCAAGAAAATAACCAAAGGTAGTCTGGTTGGGTTCAATGTTATCGAGCCGATATGGACCTACCCCGGAGTTTACAACGCAGCTGACCCGCTGAGCGCCGATTTCTATAAACCCGCTTCATGGTATGTGATGGGGAAGGAGGTTCACAGTAGCCGCCTGCTTTCGTTTGTGAGCCGCCAAGTTCCTGATGTCTTGAAGGCCGCTTATAACTTTGGTGGGTTATCGCTGAGTCAAATGGCTGAGCCTTATGTTAATAACTGGCTAAGAACAAGAGATAGCGTTTCGGATTTGCTGCACTCGTTCTCTACTACTGGCTTGAAAACAAACATGAGTAACGCACTAAGCGGCGTCGTTGATGAAGGCTTTATTGCCCGACTTCTCTTGTTCAATTTAACTAAAGATAATCGCGGCATATTTGCAATTAATAATACCAATGACAATCCGGAAGAGTTAGTTCAGTTAAATACACCGTTAAGTGGTCTGGATAAGCTTCAGGCTCAATCACAAGAGCACATGTGCGCCCTTAGCAAGACGCCATTAGTTAAACTAACAGGCATCACTCCAAGCGGTCTTAACGCATCATCTGAAGGCGAAATTCAGGTTTGGTATGACGTCATTAAGGCTGAACAGGAGTCTATATTCCGAGACACCCTGAAAACTGTCATCGACATTATCCAATTATCTGAATTTGGAGATATAGATACCGATATCACCTTTGATTTCATTTCATTGGAAGAAATGTCTGACAAAGAAAAAGCTGAAATTCGGAAGATTGATGCTGACACTGACGCGGTTCTTATTGGTGTTGATGTTATTTCAACCAATGAGTCCCGAGAGAGACTTGCGGCAGATCCAGACAGCCCCTATCAATCGTTGGAGATAGTTGAAGAAACCGACGAGGAAGGGGATGAAGAAACCGACGAGGAAGGGGATGAAGAAACCGAAAACTTTGAGGCGAGTGCGGCCTAATTCCGGAGTGCATGCCTGGTACCATAAACAACTGACTCAGCTTGTCGATGAGATGAACGAGTCGGTTGGGTACTGGCTGAAAAGTGGATACAAGACAGCGCTAGAGGAAGCAGAAGAGGATAGGCAAAAGTCTACGCAACAAGTTATTGCTACAGATGCCAGCCCTGTAAAGCTACTGCAAAGCGCTATCAAGAAACTGAGTCGGCGCTGGCAGAAAAGGTTCGATGATGTGGCCGACAAGCTGGCTGGTAGATTTGCTGACCGGTCATTGCGAAACTCTGATGTGTCTCTGTCGTCTGCTTTAAGTGATATCGGCGTTACCGTTAAATTCACTATGACCAATGAAATGAATAACGCGCTTCAGTCGGTCATTGGTGAAAACGTCAATCTGATTAAGTCGATCCCCGAGCAATATCTAACGCAAGTCGAAACAATGGTTATGCAGTCTGTAGGCCGAGGGCGTGATTTGGGCCATCTAGCTGAAGAACTGCAAAAGCGATACGGAATAACTAAGCGCCGCGCCGCAACCATAGCCAGAGACCAGAACAACAAAGCTACCGCAACCATGCAATCAGCAAGGCAGCAAGCGTTAGGGATTACAGAAGGAATCTGGCATCACTCGCATGCAGGGAAAACTCAGCGTGCATCACATGTGAAAGCTGATGGGAAACGTTTTGAGTTATCCAAAGGAATGTATCTTGATGGTGAGTGGCAACTTCCCGGTGAAGCCATTAACTGCCGGTGCACATGGAGTGCTGTAGTACCAGGTTTGGATACGTAAGAAAACAAAATATCGAGGTCGCTAAAGCGGCCTTTTTTATTGCCTCAAATCCGAGATAGAAAAATGAATCCAGATCGCCTCGCGTTCGATCGCGCATCCGTGCGCACGTATGACGTGGATGGTCGGTTGCATGTGGCTGTATCACCCATAACCAAGGCGAATATTTGTGCCTATTACGGCAGTGAGATACCAAACTCGCAAGCTTTGGGATTAGAGCCGGACAGGCGTTATTACCTGTTGAGGCACCCTGAAGAACTTGAAAAGGCAGCCAACTCATTCAACAACCTTCCTATTTTAGATAAGCACGTTTATGTAAAAGCCTCAAATCCCCAGAAAAACAACATCGTTGGCACTACCGGTTCTGAAGCTGCTTTCGATGGCAAATATTTAAAAAATTCCCTGACGATTTGGGATGACTCAGCAATTGCAGGAATTGAAACCGAAATTCAGGACGAGATTTCATCCTCCTATCACTACCGAGCAGATATGACTCCAGGCGTATTTGAAAATGAAAAATATGACGGAGTTATGCGCGACATCATCGGGAACCATGTGGCCCTTGTCGAAACGGGAAGGGCTGGATCCGATGTTGTTGTCTTTGATTCACAACCACTGGAGTTAAAAATGAGTAAACGCAAAGAGGCGGCTATCCGCTCCGCGCTAAAGCCTGTGCTAGCACAAGATGCTGATATTGACGCCGCTGTGCGTAAAGCAATGCTGGCGCTAGATGAAGCCGAAAAAGAAGACAAGGCCGATAAAAAGGCAGAAGACGAAGAATCTGAAGCAGCCAAGAAGAAAGCTGAAGACGAGGAAACGGAAGAAGAAAAGGCCGAACGTGAAGCCAAAGAGAAAGCGGCTGAAGACGAAGAGGAAGACGACAAGAAGAAAGACGATGAAGACAAGAAAACAGCAATGGATGCAGCTATCCGCAAGGCCGGTTCGGATGCAGAAGCTAAAGCCGTAGCTCGTTTTAATGCCATTCGTCGGGCTGAAGCTGATGTTAAACCTTTGATTGGCGATGTAGTAGCGATGGACTCAGCAGACGATATCTACAAGTTTGCTCTGGACTCACTGAACATTGCTCATAAAGGCGTTCATCCATCAGCGTTCCCTGCGCTAATCGAGATGGCAAAAACGCAGAAAGCGGCACCAAAGAATCCGGTGATCGCTCTCGACTCGGCTGCTGCTGATGACTTCAGTAAGCGCTTCCCTTCTGCTGGCAAATTGGTACGGAGTTAATCATGGGATTTCAGAAACAAATTAATCAATATCCAGCGCCTGGCGTAGAGGGTGATTTTGCCTCTGCTAACCCACACGCATCGTTCCTTGCTGGTGAGGGTGAGTTAGTTGCTGGCTCAGCCGGTGTGACCGTTGGCCGCTTTGCATGGGCTGTTGCTGGAGTAGCTTCTAATGCTGGTTCTGGTGCTCCTTCAGGCTTCGTTCACCGTGAAGGGCAAGCGCTAATCACTGACTGGCTAGGTCAGCAATCAATGCTCATCCCTGAGGGCTTACCTGTCACGCTTCAAGTGGCCGGGGATTACTGGGCTAAGTCATCAACTGTGGCAACCGTTGGTCAGAAGGTATTTGCATCTCTAACTACCGGGCAAATCCAAACCGGCGCGGCTGGCGCAACCATTGCTGGCTACATCGAAACTTCATTTAAGGTTGGCAGTGCTGCCGCCGCAAACGAAATTATCAAAATCGGCACCTGGAGCTAAATAATGAATCGAGCACAATTTAACGCTGACATGCAAAAGCTTGCCGGTGATTATGGCGTAGTCATGCCAACAGCGGGCGGTTACGTTGAGGATCACTTCAAGAGTCGATTTGACTTAGCAATGGATGCCCAGCCATCACTGGTAACTGTGAGCAACGCCGGTATTCCGGCTTTCCTATCCAACCTGATTGACCCTGATTTCGTTCGAGTACTTGTTACGCCGATGAAAGCAGCTGAAATCATTGGTGAAACTAAAAAAGGTGATTGGACGCTGAAAACGACTCAGTTCCCAGTCGTCGAATCAGCGGGGCAAGTTAGTTCGTATGGTGATTACTCTAACAACGGTTCAACCAGTTCAAACGTGAACTTTGTTCCTCGTCAGAGCTATCACTACCAGACAGTAACCCAATGGGGCGAGTTGGAGCTGGAAATGTATGGTCTGGCAAAAATCAATTACGCCTCCGACATGAACATCGCTTCCGCTCTGGTATTGAACAAATTCCAGAATAAGAGTTATTTCTTCGGCATTGCTGGGTTGGAGAACTATGGATTATTGAATGACCCTAACTTGTCAGCGCCAATCACTCCTGCCGCAACAGGAACTAGTGGAGGCACAACTTGGGCTACCAAAGGCGGTCAGGAAGTTTATGACGATGTTCAGGCCTTATACACTCTTTTGGTTACACAGAATAAAGGTTATGTAGACCGTGAAACACGCATGACCTTGGGTCTGTCTCCGCAATCTGAAGCTAACTTCACCAAAACGAACATGTACAGCGTGAACGTTTCCGACCAGCTGAAGAAAAACTTCCCTAATCTGCGCGTTGTTACTGCGGTTGAATACTCCACTACATCTGGCGAACTGGTTCAGCTGATCGCCGATGAATTGGAAGGCACTAAATCAGCATACGCAGCGTTTACTGAAAAGATGCGTGCACATCCGGTAATCATCCAATTATCCAGTTTCTTGCAGAAAAAATCTGCTGGCACCTGGGGTTCTATCATTCGCCGTCCTACGGCTATCGCTCAATTACTTGGGGTTTAAGTCATGGCAGAAACAGTAATCGTTGGCTGCAAGCTGCCACATGGACTGAATATCAATATCGATGGCAAGACTGTCGTGTTGAACGGATCTAACTCATCCTCCATTGCGGGTGGTTACGGGCTGACAGAGGGCGTCGATAAGGACTTATTCGACCGTTTCCTATCAGTTTATGCTGATGTTCCTTATGTGAAAAACCAGCTTGTTTTTGCACAAGGTAAGCACTCAAGCGCAACAGCGCAAGCCAATGAGCAGAAGGATATTCAGACCGGGCTTGAGGGGCTAAATCCAGACAAGCCTGCGCCGGGTATCGAGCCAGTTAAAGGTAAGGATAAATAATAATGGCGGTCGTCAGCTTCGATATTGCTGCGTTTCGGGCGCGTTACCCCGAGTTTCAGGCGGTAGATAATGCGCTTCTTGAGCAGTATTTCATCGAAGCGACGATTTACCTTAATAACACCGATGCAAGCCCAGTCACCGATGTTAGTCAGCGTGCAATGCTGCTTAACATGCTTGTCGCTCACATCGCCCAACTCAATCTAATCGTCAATGGTAAGGTCGCTAATCCATTAGTGGGCCGCATTGACAGTGCGAGTGAGGGATCTGTGAGTGTTCATGCAGACATGGGTACTGTGTCGGCTGCCGCTGCGTGGTTCATGCAAACAAAATACGGTGCAGCTTACTGGCAAGCTACCGCTCCATTCCGTTCGTTCAGGTACGTTCCAGGTTCATCACCGTCAAATTGGCCGAATCATTACTTTCGAAATGGTAGGGGGATTCGATAAATGGGTAGCGTGATGGACAAGCTAAATAAAGTTGGGGGATCTCTTTCTTCAGTGCAATTGAAGGTTGGATTCCTTAAGGGTGCCACATATCCAGATGGCACATCACTACCCATGGTTGCGGCAGTTAATGAATTCGGGAACCCAGGAAACAATCAACCGCCAAGACCATTCTTTAGGAATGCTATTTCTAGGCATTCTTCAGAGTGGTCAGAAAATGTAGAAAAACTAATGTCATCCAATGATGGTGACACTGAAAAAGTTCTACAAATTATGGGGGAAGTAATATCAGGGCATATAAGAGAATCCATCAGAGAGCTGGTTGAACCACCACTTAGTGAAGCCACAATCAAAGCCAAAGGGTTTAGTAAGCCTCTAATTGATACTGGTCACATGCTTAATAGCGTTGATTATGAGGTGACCAAATGAACCTTCATGGAATTGTATCTGGTGCTATTGGTGCCATTAATCCATTTATTTCTGCACTTGTTCGCCGGTCTGATGGTTTCACTAATGGTGAGGGCCGGAAACAGGTTCCCAAGTATCTCCCTGACGCGCCGGTAACCATTCAATTGCAGCCTCTATCCGCTGGCGACTTGAAGCATGTTGACGGACTAAATATATCCGGGCTGCTCAAATCCATTCATGTTGATGGGAATTTTTACGGCGTGAACCGTGAAAAAGTTCTCGGCGGCGACCTGTTTATTATTGGCAGTGAAGAATGGCTTGTTATTGAACCATTGGAGTTATGGCCAGACTGGTGCCGATTGCTTGTCCAGTTGCAGGTGACGCCATGAATGATATGACCATTGATAACGTGATTGATGTGCTGGCTGACTTTGCAGAGCCCTTTATTGGTAAGTGCGAACAGGCTCAGGCTAACCGAGTTCCGATGGATAAGGGGCCGTTTTGCATTCTGACGCCATTGCGGTTCAAGCGTCACTCAACAAATCGAGAAATCAAGAAAGATACCGGTTCACCAACAACAAGCGCCATTGGCTTTACTGAGGTTAGGCAGGCTGATATTCAGGTTGATATCTACGGCGATAACGCTGGGGATAGGGCTATCGCTCTGGAGACCTTATTTCGCACTGGCTATGCATATGACCTCATTAAATCCATTGATGAGCGAGTGGCACCTCTTTACAGCTCTGAGGCTATTCAGGCTCCAATGATTAACGGCGAAAACCAGTGGCAAGAACGTTACATAGTGACCGTCTCGCTACAGGTTCACATTACTATCGATGTTCCGCAGGACTACTTCGACAAAGTTCACTTCACTATCGAACAGGCTGATAAGGCGACTTCATGAGCAAAATTCCATTATCGCGTGACTTTAAGATCACGCCATCCACTGTAAATGCAGCCGGTACCGCGCTGGATGTTTACGGTCTTCTTTTATCCGATAACGAGTTACTGCCTGTTGGTAAGGTTTCAGAATTTACCAGTGCGGCAGATGTTGGCGCCGCCCTCGGTACAACCAGCAAAGAATACCTGGCGGCGTCGCTATATATGTCCGGGTATGACAATTCTACCGTTCGACCTGGTGCTGTTTTATTTGGGCGATTAGTGCGTGAGCCAGTAGCTGGCTGGCTGCTTTCTGGTAGTTTCAAGGGAGTTAAAATCTCTGCGCTACATGGCATCACTGGAACTATTACGTTAATGCTCGATGGGGCATCAAAAACAAGTACATCTATTAACCTAGCATCCGCAACAAGCTTCACTGATGCAGCAACAACAATTGGCGCAGCGTTTGGTAGTGGCGTAGAGGTTGACTGGTTGCCATTGCAAAGCAGGTTCATTATTCGGTCAGCAACCACTGGTGCTAGCAGCGAAGTGTCACAAGCTGTTCCGGGCGCCGCTGCAACCGCATTGAAGTTGACCGCAGATACAGCGGGAACAGTTTCACCCGGTGCGATTGCAACTAGCATCACAGATACAATGGCGGCGATTGTAAATCAGAATCAGGATTGGGTAATGACCGCTAGCCTGGTTGATCTAACTGACGAAGAGAAAGAAGAACTGTGTGCATGGGTAAGTGCGTCAACTAACCGCTATGCCTACTCGATGTATGACACATCGGAAGATGCGACAGTTGCCAATAATGATTCGTGCTTCGTTCAAAGTGTGGTCATTCTGAATGGCTATGAAAATGTGTTCCCTGTTTATGGTTCATATCTCTACGCAGTGCTGGCGCTGGCTTACTCTGCATCACTTAATTTCAACCGAACAAATGGCCGAGTATCTTACAAATTCCGGGCATTCGCAGGTATCGCGCCAAACGTAACTGATAACGCAACTGCCGCCGCGCTAGAGTCGAATGGCTACAACTTCTATGGTGCATACGGTCAGAATAAGACTCTGGCTAACTATGTGTCAGATGGTGCGATCACAGGGAAATTTCTGTGGCTTGATAGCTTCATTAGCCAAGTATGGATTAACGCTAACCTGGTTGCTGCATTCGCTAACCTGTTCACTAATAACTCGTCATATGCGTTCAATGCCGGTGGTTATGCGTCTATATCTGCTGCTGTGATTGATGTGGCTACCAATGCGATTAACTTCGGCGCTATTCGTGCTGGCGTGACATTGGATCAAGCCCAAATCAATATCGTGAATGATGCGGTCGGAACCGATATTTCCAATGTGCTGTATACACAAGGCTGGTTCTTCTTTATTCCTCAGCAAACTGGCGCATCGCGCACTGAGCGCAGCCTTGACGGTGCAATCTTCTATTACGTCGACGGGCAGTTGATTCAAAGCATCGACATGACCTCAACAAATATCCTGTAAGGACTGAAAATGCCTATCGATATTACAAGTGCCAACTCGAAGCTGCGTATCATCGTGCCATCGTTTTACCCTGGCGGGTTTGATGTTGATGATTACGCGGCTGAAGATATGTTTGATACAGGCGCATTACAGAACGCCGAGGACATGATGTCAGCGGATGGTAAATACCACGCTGGCTTTATTTTCAACCCAACGGAATTAACTATCACTTTAATGGCAACGTCTAACGCCGCCCAACTGATAGGGGATTGGTACGCAGCCGAGCGAACCGCTGTAGCAAAGTTTGCCTGTAACGCAGTCCTGACCATTCCAGCGCTTAATATCAAGTATAACTTTGTGAATGGCGTGCTTTATACGTGGACGCCAGCACCTCCGGGCAAACGAGTATTACAACCACGGCCCGCGATATTCCACTTTGAATCCTGCACACCGAGCGCTGCATAATGTCCAGAAAACAAATCACGTATATCGTGGAAGATGAAGGCCGAGATAAGGGCAAAGAGTTCATTATCACGGAGATGTCAGCATGGGATGCCGACGAGTTAGCTCAGGATATTTTCCGGTCGATGGGAGAATCTAACTTTTCTGGCATTCCTGCTGATGTTATTGCTATGGGATGCGCTGGACTGGCTACGGTTGGAATTAATGTCCTGTGTGCCGCGTCACCTGAAGTTTCACGTAATCTCCGAGATCGTCTGATGTCCACCGTGCAAATTGTTATTACGCACGATGGAAATAAACAAACTCGCGAGGTTAAGTCCATTGATTTTGAAGAGGTCTCAACTATTCGAACTCTGATGGACAAGGTGTTCGGAGTGAACTTCGATTTTTTAACCATCGCAGCCGCGTAAAGTATCCATTCATTCAGCCAGATCAGGGGCCATCTAAATTGGTATCCTCGGTCAACATATCCGCACAGATGAGTTCTATTATCTGCTCAGGCAGGGCCTCCTACCTTGATTTGCAGGAGAAGTTGTCTGTGCGCGATGCGTTTAATCTGCTGGAGCTTATCGCGGTGGAGTGTCATAACAAAAGAGCTTGGCAGCAATACGTGGAGAAACTACGGTGATTATTGAAGAGCTAGCATACAAAGTCACAGTAAGAACCGAGGAGTTTCTCTCGGGTAAAAAAAAGGTCGAAAGGGGGGCTAAAGACCTTAAGGAAGCCATCGAGGGGTTAACGGCTGCAATTGAGAAATCAACCACTTCCTCAATGTCCAAAACGACGAAAGAAACGGATAAAGCATCAGCCGCCGTGAAAGGGTTAAGCATGGCTTTTAGTGGTCTACTTGGTCTTTCAACGCGATTTCTCGCTGTCGGTGGGGTAATGACTGCGGTTGCCATTGGCATTCATCGCGCCTTTGAAAGCACAGCTGAATCCATCGTCCGGGCCAGTAACATGGGGAGAATGCTAGGAACGAGTGCCAGTAATGTTCTCGGCACTCAATATGGCTTTTCTCGCATAGGTCAGAATGGTGGCGCTTTTCTCGGTTCTCAATTGAGTGCAAAGATGGCGCTCGCCAATCTGGAAGATCCAACCATCTTTGGTGGTCTAACCCCAGAAGCACAGAACCTGCTTACCACTGGCGCAAGAACTGGCATTGATATTCATAAGTTGGGTGGCAAATCTGAGGATGCGCTTTCCGAATTTCAAAAATATGGAAAAGGTCATAGCGAGAAGCAGTTAATGCAGACTCTAGCTGCATTTGGTTACGATCCCAACCTTGCAGGAGACATCAAAAACGGCAAGGCCGTGCAGATGGTGTCTGAGGAGGAAAAACGCTGGAAGATGACCAAAGAGCAGGAAGAGGCCCAGCGCAATATCCTCGCTACCACTAAAGCACTTGATTCCCAATTTGCACAAGTAAAGCAAGATCTAATGGCAACATTTGGGCCGGAAGTCCTTAAAGCTGAACAGGAGTTCCTTGAGTGGTTGAAGAATAACAAGGGAGATATTATTGGGTTTTTCAAAGGGCTTGGTAATGGTATTGATGGATTCATAAAAGCAGTAGGTGGCGCAGGTAATGCGCTTGGTATTCTTGCTGCGATGGCTCTACTTAGTGGTAAAAGTGTTGGTGGGGTTGCTGCGGTGGCTTTGCTTGGGCAGATGGTTCAAGATCAATATAAAGATGTTCCCGATGAGCAGAGACCGATTATCTTTCAGCAGCATTTTGTCGAGAGATTGCTTGGTATTGATTACGATGATCCAAATAAAGAGACTCCAACCAATCCAGCAGGTAAAAATAGGCCAGACAGAAACTTTAACCCTCTAAATCTAAAAACAAAAGGCAATGCAGGCAAGGATTCAGGCGGGTTCGCTAAATATACTGATGAAGATTCAGGCTGGAAAGCGGCGAGAGATCAGCTATCCACTTATTATACTAGGGATAAACTGGATACTATCAACGGTATTATTAGTAAATGGGCGCCTTCTTCAGAAAATGATACTGCGGCCTACATAGCTCAGGTATCGAAAGCTATAGGGGTCGGCGCTAACGATAAGCTAGATCTCTCTGATCCTTCTGTTATGGCTAGTCTTAGCGCCCACATGGCAAAGCATGAAGGGTATTCAAACTGGAAGAGTGGGCTAGATTATGGCAATACTTCCAAAAGTCAGTATGCCGGTTACTACCAGACTCAGCAGCAACTTGCTAATGGGGTTGGAAGATCAAACACACCAAGCCAAAACGTTGTCAACAACTACAATAGTCAAAATATTGGCGAGGTAAAAGTAACTGCAACTACAGAACAGGCTTCAAAACTGGCAGAAGGATTCAAGGAGATGAATAGTCGGTCCTCAACAAATCAGGCATTTTCAAGCGCGGTTCGCTAGTTGCCATCACTTTATATTGTATTTCCTGCTTAACTCCATCGAGAAGTAAACCAATCTAGCGACTTTTGCGGATTTATCCACAGACTCAACTAAAAAATCCCTAGGTGATAGATCTCTGGTGTCACCACGTAGTTCTTGCTCGATATTTTTTAAAGCGGAAGTTTTCCACATTTCAACTTCATCTTGAGACTGAGCACTCTCAACCGAGGTTATTGCATTAAGGCAAATTCCTAGGGTTGATTCTCTTATGTCACTGGGAGATTTACCTATTTTACTTAATTTAACTCCGTATCGACTTACCATGTCGTTTGCCATATCTTGACAAACTTCAATGGCGCTCTTTCCTTTCCCTACTATGTATGGCTCCGAATCCTTGAGAAGGGACATCATCTTGTTTTTATCTTCCTGAGAAACAGCATGAGCCATGCTTGATAGGGACAGCGTAGCCGTGATGGCTATGATAATAATCTTTAGTTTCATATCGATATCCTTATGTTTTCGATGATTATGCCCATTATTTGACGCAATAACACGCAAAATAGCCCTCTCAAGTGGGTTTAAAATGGTAAAACTGGCTTACTAAAGCAGCCGCACCCAACAAGCTCACCTATATGGATGCGCTTGAAAAAGCCAACTTTGGCACCATTCTTGATAGAAAATTTCTTGCCATTCAGCTTTGAATGGCTTGGGTATTGGCAGACGTCTGCTGTGTACATCCAAATGCCGAATGAAATCCCCGCCTTTTTTATGAGTCTTTCTCTTTGAATGGGTGCGGAAGTTAATCTCCATAGCTCCCTGCCTAGCTCGCCTGATGCTTTCAGGTTGAGGCCAGTTGCATCAGCTACACTAAATTTCAAATGATACAAATCACCTTTGTATTTTATGACCTCGCTGTAAAGGCCCTTGCGGTTCTTAACTTCAGTGATAGTTTTTTTAATGATAAGAATCTCTTCAGCGGAGGTGCACCAAGAAAACATTTTGTCGATGATTAGGCCTTCCTCCTTAATTATGCGTGACATTAATCACCCTTTCTTTTAGGCACTAAATCAAATTTTTCTGAAAGTTCTTCCGTGAAGGCTTTAGTTGCTATGCGAATCACTCGGTCAATGTTCTTCTGAGACAGCTCCTCCACTGAGTCACTAGTTAGCCAAGTCTCTAGAGCCGCGATTATCTCTGAGTTCATTGACCTTCCGTTAGCCTTGGCCTTCTCTGCTATGGCATCACGCATCCCATCAGGGAAGCGTACATTGAATTTATCGTAGTCTTTAATTTGCTTGTCTGACATCAGCCACCCCTCAAAAAAATTAATGGTGCCATATTGCCATATCAATTCAATGGTGGCATTATGGCCTTGTGGTGGCAATATGGCCCCTTGGAGAGATAAATGGAAAAGAACGAAGCAAAAACAACCCTGCGTTACCCGCAGAAGATAAAGGAAGAATTTAAGCGAATTGCAGATGAGGAGGGGTTATCGGAAAACGCTGCTCTGGTGCAGGCCCTAGTGTGGGCTTTGAAGTTCAGGGGGCAAATGCATGCTCAGTAAAAACAATGAAACCCCATTGGTTGCAGCCGCAGGGGTCTCTAATTTGTCAAATACTTTCGGAGTTATCGACATGTCAAGTATAGCAACTCAGATCACTACTATCAACGTTCCGTTTCACGGTGCGAATTTGTATGTTGTCAACCATAACGGCGAACCGTATACCCCAATGAAACCTATTGTTGAGGGGATGGGAATGGCTTGGCAAACTCAGCACCGCAAACTGACCGAGCGCTTTTCTAAAGGTATAACCGAAATGGTTATACCTTCTGCTGGCGGTTCACAATCAATGACTTGCCTAGCCTTGCGAAAATTAAACGGCTGGCTCCAGACCATTAGCCCTAACAAGGTTAAGCCAGAAATCCGCGACAAAGTGATCCAGTACCAAGAAGAATGTGATGATGTGCTTTATCAGTACTGGACAAAAGGTGAGGTAGTTAATCCCCGCAAAAAGAACCGTCAGTCTTCCGCTACGCAACTAACACCGCTTCGCCAAACGGCAGAGCGCTTGATCGCAACGGGGATTGGGAAAATTTATCCCGATATTTGGAAGCTAGTTCACAACAAATTCGATATCGAACACATTCACCAACTTCAACCAGTGCAGATAGGTGAGGCGGTTGAATACCTAGCCGCATTAGAAGGCGAGTACTTGGCAAAGACTGGCAAGCAAATGTCTCTGCCCATTTCTTACCCAATGTCTTACTACGAAAAATATCGCTGTATTGTAGGTGATGATGCGCTATCTGCACCTTGGCGCTATCCGGCTGGAATGCTTACTCCAAACGGTGACTATCCAAACCCATTGGGGCGTATGCTAGGAGATATGAAACAGATGGGATACGAAGTAGAAGCAGCCTTATTTCAACTTCTATCTCTTCAGCACCACCTTGAAACTTTGCGGCAGAAGATAGATAGAATTCAAATGACAATTCGCTAATCGGCCAATATTTCGGCTAATCAACCAGACCTCGCTAATGCGGGGTTTTTTATTGGCGGTAACCATGAGCATTTTAGATATAAATGTTAGCGACATATTCAACGCTATTGGTGGTGGCTCGCCATTGTCGATTATTGATAGTGTTCTTCATCCTTCATACGTGATCCGTAAACATGGTGAAGCCACGGTGGCACTTACGTTCAGTGGCATGGCATCAATTCAGCCGATAGGGAGAGCCCAAATAACGAATGCTCCCGTTGAAAGTGGTAAATACCAGTCCATTAATAAGGTTAAAGACCCTTCTAGGATTCGGTGTTCAATCATTATCTCCGGGATGACCGGTTTCACCGGTACGATCCCCAACATCTTCGACCTTACTTTTACTAGTCAATCTGACACCTTGAAAACCATCAAGGACATGTTAGCAACGACGGGGATATATGACATTGAGACGCCAAAAGAGACGTTAGAGAGTTATGACCTTATGGGGCACTCCTATGAGGTTACTCATCAGCAAGGCGTGACACTGCTTGTGGTTTATCTGGATTTTCAAGAGGTGATGCAGCAGATGGAGGTTTCCCTGTCTGGTTCGCAATCGAATACAAAACTAACAAATGACCAAAGAAGTCTAAGTAATTCTGGCGTTGGGGCTTCCACCTTGAATCCTGCCGGAGCCAAGCAATCTACGGTAAATGAGTTAAGTAAGGCGTGGAGCGGCCTAAAATCTTCCGTATCGGAAGTTGTTTCAAATGTAGAGCAAACCATTACCACAGGATTTCAAAGTGCTCTGGATACTGTGAATAAACCAGTGCTTGAAGTTGTTAGTAGCGCAACACAGAAAGCAGCTGAGTTAACCAAGGAAATTGCAGAGACAACGAAACCATGATGACAGTATCTATCGAACCTATGAAATCTCAGGAATTCAGTGTGCAACTTGGCGGTCAGCAATGCAATATTCGCCTAATTCAGCGCACTAGTGCCATTTATATGGATTTGACAGTGGACGGAAACCCTATCATGCAGGGCGTACCCTGTTATTTCGGTAACCGCATGGTGCGCTATTCATACCTAGGGTTTAAAGGTGATCTGCTGTTCTTGGATTCAGTTGGACAGAATGACCCACAATGGGAGGGGTTGGGGAGCCGGTTCCAACTATTCTACTTGGAGGAAGCTGACATTGTATAAACAACACTCTCTCCGCTTCGACTTTACCAATCTTACTAGCTCATTCGATTCATCCGGAAACAACAAGATATCCATAAATAATGTAAAAGCTGTCGTTTCATTGAATGCGGTAGTAGGAAGGGCAGGGACGTCAGCGGATATATCAATATACGGACTTGGGCTGGATATGCTTGCAGCGTTATCTGGGCGTGCTGACGGGAACATGTTAGACACGCAGAGAATAAACGTGGAGATATACGCTGATGATTCGGTCGTGTTTTCTGGAGGAATGACCTCATCAGTAGCAAACATGAATGCAGCACCAGATAGTAATTTGATGATATCTGCTACCGCAAATGCTGATCTGCAAAACATGCCAGCAAGCCCATTCTCTGTAAATGGCGCTCAAAAATTAACTGACGTTATTAATTCAATTTGCAGCGCTGCGGGATATCGCGCCTCTTTCAATAAAATGAATGGCATGACGACATCGGGAAGCCCTTATTTCGAAGGTAGCGTATTCGATCAGTTACATCAGATATGCGTCGATTATGGCGTTGCTATGTCGGCAACTCCACCTCAAAAGGTTGATTTTTGGCCTGCAAAAAATACGCGTGATGAAGTAATTCCATTTATATCAAAGGATTATGGTCTTATTGGTTATCCAATATTTTCATCAGGCGGGATTATGTTTCAAACTCAATACTCGTCTCTATTGGTTATTGGCCGTTTTATCGAAATGGAGACAGAACTCCCTAATGCCAGCGGTAAATACCAACTTTCAACCGTAAGGCATGAGCTATCGTCTTGGGTTTCTGGGGGGGCGTGGCATTCAGTCTGCACTGCATATAGAACCAATGAAGCAAGGGCGGAGGCTCAAAATAAAAATGAATGAAAATTTATTTACCCCAACGAATGCTCAAGCAAGTAATGCAGAGTCTTTTAGTTACGCCTTTGAAAGACTAATGGCCGGACTGTTTTTTATTGAGATTGTTAAAGTTAAAGAGGTGAGGGGGGTAGCCCCGAATTTAGTTGTTGATGTTCTCCCATTGGTCTCAAGAACTGACCGAACCGGATCAATGATACCCAATAGCATAATCTACAATATACCGGTATTTCGCCTACAGCGTGGCAACTCAGCCATTATCATGAACCCCGTTACGGGTGACATTGGGATGATAGCTGTATGCGACAGAGACAACTCAGTAGCCAGAGCCAATTTATCCCAGTCCGTTCCGGGAAGTAGTCGAACCCATAGCAAATCCGACGCGCTTTACTTCGGTGGGTTCCTTAACGGTCAGCCAACACAGTTCATCGAGTTTGCAGATGGTGCGATAAATATCACATCTCCAAATCCAGTAAACATAACCTGCTCAAAGGCCAATATAACCGCTCCTGATGGAGTGGAAATGCAGACACCATTACTGCATGTCTCTGGGAATATCACGGCAGGCGGAAACATAACAGACAACGCTGGAACGCAGGCCGCGTCACTCAAAGAGCTCCGCGACAAATACAACACTCATGATCATGATGTTGTAAACGTTCAGGGCGGCTCATCCACCATCACATCTAACGCTACGGATAATCGGGTATGACATATAGAACCTTAATGCTTGATCCCGATACGTGGGATTTGATGCTCGATGGTGATGGGAATCTTGCCATTACAGATGGTGGGTATGCAGTCGCACAAGATGTAGCTTCTGCCTGTCTGGTCTTTTCTGGTGAGTGTTATTACGACAACACTCTGGGAATTCCATGGAAAGAAGAGGTATTAGGCTCGCGCCCATCTGCTGGCTATATCGCCAAAAAGATGGAAGGTGAAGCCAAGAAATTACCCATTGTTAGCCAAGCCATCGCTAACGTGTTTTTCGATAAGAACACACGTAAAACGCGGGGGGCCATTCTGGTGACTGATAGAGACGGAAACCAATCACAGGTAATTCTATGACAACTTTGAAAACAGCGGTTCCCGGCGTAACCATCACAGAGACTGGCTTGCTTGTTCCTGATATTGCTGACGTCCTATCAGGTAGGCTTACTGATTTTGATTCAGCCATGGGTGGCGGTGCCAGTCAGTCACTATCATCACCACAGGGCCAAATATCTCAGTCAGACACAGAGATCATCGCCACAAACTATGATGCGTTGCTTTGCCTGTTCAACCAGATGAATCCTGACTATGCTACCGGTCGCTTTCAGGATGGTATAGGGAGGATTTATTTTCAGGAGCGGATATCAGCACAAGGTACAATTGTCACTGCAACATGCAACGGAGCAGTAGGAACTCTGATCCCAACAGGAAGCACTGCGCAAGATGAGGCTGGATACATTTACCAGTCAATCAATGCTGCCACTATCGGGCCAACTGGATCCGTTGACGTTCAATTCCAAAATCAAACTACTGGCCCAATACCTTGCGGATCTGGTGAGTTAAACCAAATATATGCGACTGTTTCTGGCTGGGATGCGATCACGAATGATGCTCCTGGTGTGGTGGGTATTGATGTTGAATCCCGCGTAGCATTCGAGACTCGCCGCCGCCAGTCTGTGGCAAGAAATGGTAGTAATACTGATGCATCATTGCTTGCTGTATTGCTTGAAACTGACGGGGTTCTTGACGCATACGTATGGTCAAACCGGACAGACGTAGTAGTAAACAAAGGAACAACAAACTTTCCTATTGCTGCCCACTCTATCTACATAGGCGTATACGGCGGAGAAGATGCTGATGTTGCAAATGCAATATTAAGCAGAAAAAACCCCGGCGCTAATCTAAACGGTAATACCCATTATTCCATTGAAGATAAAGAAAACTATAGTGCACCATATCCAGTTTACGATATGCAGTGGGAAAAAGTCGCGCCGGTACGGATTTATTACAAAGTAGAAATAGAAACAAATGAGAACCTTCCTTCTGATATCTCATCTCAAGTTAAGACGATGGTTGAACGTGTTTTTAATGGAGAATATGAAGGAATAACAAAAGCTAGGATTGGTGCAAGAATTAATGCCGGTGTTTATTACGCGCCTGTAATTTCAATCTCACCCGATTATGTGAACATCTCATCTATATCGATATCTATTGATGGATTGGCATTTACGCAATCAGTAACGCCGGGCATAGACCAGATCCCCACAATTCAACAATCTGACATTGAGGTGATATTAGTGTGAGCCAAGAAGATACAATCCTAACGCAATACTCAGCAAGTAATAGAATCCTCTCCATCATCGACACATTCAATCAAGCCGTAAGCCTAGCCGACTTCACAGACGAATTTATTAAAAAAGTCTGGAATATAACAACGTGTGAAACTTTTGGTCTAGACATGTGGGGAAAGGTTGTTGGAGTTTCCCGCTACATTAGAGCTGGAATAGACAATGATTGCTTTGGCTTCTCTGAAGCAGATGATGGCGGTGGGTATCCGACCCCATTTGGTGACAGTCCATTTTATGCAGGGGTACAAGAAACTGAAACAGTAAGATTAAGCAATGAAGCTTATCGAACTTTAATATTGTGCAAAGCCTTTTCAAATATAAGCATCGCCACAATAAAAGACATCAATAAGTTTCTCACCATGCTATTTCTTGGGCGCGGAAGGTCTTATTGCGTCGATTACGGCGATATGAAAATGGGGATAATTTGCGAGTTCAAATTAGAGCCATACGAAATATCAATTTTAGAAAATTATGAAGTGCTGCCAATCCCCAGCGGAGTTCTTGCAATCGTTAGACAAGTCGTTTCTCCGTATTTTGGATTTGCAGATGATGCATACCCCTTCAATGATGGAACCTTTTTCAGAGATATCTAAATGAATAGAACTGATGACCCAAAAAAACAACCCGTCCCTTTTGGCGTAAATGGGCCAAGAGAAGATATCGTCCCAACCACACCAACTGGCGATAACTCTGCATCATATAACTCAGGGTTCCCGCCGATCACAATGCTCCTGAAAGCCGCTGGCGGGTTGCCGCCAAAAGGTCAGGACATGAACCAAATACTTTATGAACTTTCAAGCCTGTCGCGCTGGAATAGTGCAGGGGCATTGAACGTATATGATTCTACATTTGGGGCGGCAATATCTGGATATCCCAAAGGTGCAGTATTAAGCAATTCAACCTTTACCGGTTGTTGGCTAAATACCACCGACGCGAACACCGCCAACCCAGAAAACACCAACGCATCGCTAACAGGTTGGGTTCCTGCGTTCACTTACGGCACAACTGATGTAACCGGATTAGCTGCTGCAAACGTCACTCTAACTGCGCTACAGGCTGCAAATGAGCGCATCACACTGGCAGGGGCGCTGACGGCAAACATTAACCTTATATTTCCGGCGTGGAGCAAGAGCTGGACAATCGTTAACAACTGCACCGGTGCTTTTAGTGTCACATGCAAAACACCAAGCGGAACCGGCATAGCTGTTGCGGCGGGAGCGACGGTTAGAATTATTGGCAATGGCACTAACATCATTTCCAACGAGTCACCATTGATTGCTGGCGCACTCCAGAAGTCAGCCAACCTATCTGACCTGGCTAACGCTCAAACAGCGCTCACTAACCTTGGTTTGACGGGTATTGGCATTGGGTTGCCTACTCAGCCGACTATTGCAAATTTTGACTTTCAAACATTCGTGTTTACTTCGGGAGCAAATTACGCCGTCTCTTCATCTACTTGGCTAAACGTACCTGTTGAAGTTGTTTACCCCACTGGAATAGTTATAAGTATTACCGTGATTTCCGTGTCCGGGAATACCATAGTCTTGAAATTGGTTCCAGGAGCAATATCTGGAGGAAAATTCAACACATATTATGTACGGATGTCTGGCACTGTTGGGTCGCGCACTATTTATGTAATTCAAGATTGGAACTCAGCAAACCCTATCCCAATCTCAGGCGGGGGGACGGGTGCCACTACTGATGCCGGTGCTAGAACCAGTCTTGGTCTGGCTCTGTCACAGGTATGGTTATCCAGTGAATATACACCCGTTCTGAATACTCCAACAATTGTCAGTCATGGCTTAACCCTTACAGATCCACTCAAATGTAAAGCAGATGTGATATTGAAGTGTATTGTGGCTAACAATGGATATGCTGTTGGTGAAACCGCAATGGGCTTAGCTTTGTGGGTTCAATCAACAACGTTTTTACCGCCAACTCCATTGCTAACCTCTACGCAAATTCAAATAAATTCAGGTTCTCAGGGGGCGGCAGGTCTATTGATTGGTCAGCGGTCGGCTGGAGGGATCGCGACAGCAGTTGACCCAACACAATGGCGTTATATTTTTAGAATAAATTATTGAGGATAAAGCATGCACGTTGAAACTAAGTTTTGGATTCATCCTGATGGATGGATTTATGTTGGTGACGAAATGGAAGGTGCTAGGGAAGCGACTAAAGAGGAGATAGATGACCACATTTCTAAAATTAACCAACCTGATGTCACAGATGAGTAAATAATATGCTGCCATACATTTACTTGATTTTTGTATGGCAGCAAAAAATCACTCTATCAATGATATTATCTTATTTTTAAATCTATTAATTAATATATCAGATCCAAATATAGATAAATGTACACCGTCAGAATAGATAATTTTATCGTCAATAATATCATTGCAAATGCCATTCTTACACAAAGCATCTGATGGATTAATAAAGTAAGTGTTTGGATTATTCTTCGCAAACATTAATAGATACTCATTTACTCTGTTTGGCTTTGAATCGGAAAGTTTAAATTTAGACATGGACATACACGATGTTCTTATGTATTCAGGTCTAAACATGCATCCAGATATTGATGATCCAGGGTGGTTGTTGTTTAGTGGAGGGTTTCCAACAATCAACATTCTTCTATCTTTACCAATGCGCTCTCTTATACCTTGAAGATTTTTATAAATAAATGAATAATAGTCTTCATCATTCTTAAATTTTATTTTCTCCCCGTCATTTTTTATTGTTATGTCGGAATATGAATCCCAAGAAAAAGCAATAATTAACGGATAGGTATTGCCATTAAGAAGTGAGACCATTTTTTCATAAGAGTCAATGCAAACCTTCCTAGGCTTGTTATCAATCATCCTTGTAATTCCTTCACCAAAGATGCACCCATGCGCGAACTGGCCCAGGATTTCAAAATCACTGGAGATGTACTTATCCATTCCATGTAGTAGCTGCTGAGCGTAGCTGTCACCAGCCACAACAACCTTCCTGCTTGAATTCCCAATAGTCTGATCCATTAAGTACCCAGCACCACCATAATATTTCTCATGAAACTTAGGCGAATCAGAAACCATTCCTCTGTAATTTTCATTTATTCGCCAAGGTAGTCCAGAATTTGAATATATATATTTGCTACTGATACATATGGCAAAAACAGAAATCAGTGTAAGAGTCAGCACAGGAATTGCATTTGATTTCTTTTGATTTATTTGTTGACAAGCACGCTCACAAAAATAGTAAATTGGAATGGCGATAAAGAATGATATTGCAATCATTGCAATTTGGTCGAAAATGCTTGGCGTTATAAATATAAAGTATTTGTAGAACACTATAACGGGCCAGTGAACAAGATACAGTGAATATGATATTGTCCCAACAAATACCATAACCCTATTATTCAATATCTTTCCTAAATACTTTGCATTTCCATAATAAATGCAAAGCATGGCTCCAGCGCATGGTATTAGCGCATTGATACCAGGGAAAGGGGTTATATCACTAAACTTCATGGCACTATAAATTATGAGAAATAGTCCAAATGCACAAAAAATATTACTAGCAGTCTCATTGCTATTTTTTGATTTTGAGAAAGAAAGCAATCCACCAAGAGAAAGTTCAAACATACGCATTGGCATATAAAAATAACTACCAGCAGAACTCATTGATACGTAATGCTGAGATAGTGCCAGTGATGCTAATGTTATAATTAGTAATAAAGCAAATAGAACCCTTCGGCCAAAATGCATACCAATCAATATGACGAAGGGCCATGCAATATAAAACTGTTGCTCTACACCAAGCGACCACGTGTGTAGTAGAGGCTTCAAGTCTGAACTTAGTCCAAAGTATCCACCGTCTAACCTAAAATATATATTTGAAATAGAAGCAACAGCGAATAGAGACGATTTAGCAAGTTCTGAAAACAGGTTTGGGTCAAAAATAAGAAACCCAGCTACAAGGGTAAGGATCAGTGTCAAGCATAGCGCAGGATACAACCTTATTATTCTTCTCTTATAAAAGTCTATAACGCTTAAGTTATTTTTTTCCGCAGCATTCAAAAGAATCCCTGTTATTAAAAAACCAGAGATAACAAAAAAAATGTCAACGCCTATAAAACCACCAGATACACTAAATCCAGCATGGAATAAAAGAACTACAATAACCGCCAACCCTCGAAGGCCGTCAATGTCTGACCTGTATTTCAT